TGGCTGCTCCTCCGCGAAGTACCGGCCGCGCCACTCGTTGTAGCAGGAGCGCTCGTCGTCGTGGCAGAAGTAGCGGGTCTCGCCGCGCCAACTGGCCGAGGCGTGCAGGCCGTCCGTACGTCCGCATCCGTGGCACACGCGCTGCTCGCTCACTCCTTCCACCATGCCTTCAGCTTGGCGAGGGCGTCCTCGGGGCTGCCGAGGCGCTCCCAGAGGTACAGCGCCATGAGGACGGGCAGGTCCGCCGTCGTGTAGGCGAGCAGGGATACCATGATCTGCTTCATGCTGCGATTCCCTCCTTCTTCCGTGCGCGGTACTCCGCGATGTACGCCGCGTTCGCGGCCCTACATGGGTCGCAGGGCTCCTCGTTGTTGCGACGATGCTTCTTGTAGCCAGCGGGGGTTCCGTGGCTCTTCTTGCGGGCTTCCAGTTCTCGGCGGTAGGCCCTCCGTGCCTCAACACAGTCAAGGCACAGGGGGTCGCCATAGTAGTAGTGCTGACGGTAGCCGCCGTTGGTGCCGCAGGCGTCCCGTACCTTGGGCTGCTCTACCTGCTTTGGATTATCGGAGTCCCCGGTGTAGCTGTAGGCCATCACGACTCCCACGGGAAGGAGGCCGCGTTGCCGCTGACGGTCCACAGCGGCTCCCAGCCCTCCGACCAGGAGTAGACCTCGACGGTGTGCCCGAGGCGGGACAGGAGGCGCACGGAGCGCTTCATGTCTGCGGTGGACCAGTGGGCCTTGGTCTCCGGCTCGCGGGAGGGGCACACGGTGAGGGAGGGCGCGTCGGTGGGCAGTGTCACGCCGCCTCCTGCTCGATGTCGAACTCCAGCAGGGTCAGCTCGTGGTAGTAGCCGCCGAGGGTGTCGAGGACCTTGCGCCGGGCGAAGGCGGTCACGGCGGACTCAGCGGTGGAGACGACCATGCCGACGATGTTGCCCGGCTGGGCGGCGATGCCGACCTTGGCCTCCTTGGAGATGTAGGGGAGCGCCTTCGGGTTCTCGGTGTCGATCAGGGAGACCGTGACCACGGAGTCGCCGCTGTCGGAGTAGGAGGCCGAGACGGACCAGAGGGAGCCCTCGGGCGGGGCGGGAAGCTTCTGGGCGAGGTCGAGGTTCATGGTCAGTCCTCCAGCACCAGCGAGGCGCAGTACGTGCCGAGTACAAGTGGGAACGCGAAGAAGACCGCGATGATCCCAGTGAGTCCCCAGCGGCCGTCTTGGAGCCAGAGGCCCAAGATGAAGCAGGCGAACGCGAAGAGGACATCGAGGCCGATCACCATGCCGCCGATCAGGGCAGCGGTCTCGCTGGGGGAAGGCCTGCGGGCGGGGGTCTTCTTGAGGGTGGTCATGCTGCTTCCTTCCTGTTCAGGTGCTCGGAGATGCTCGCGTGCAGGGCGAGCGCTGCGGGGTGCCAGTCGGTCTCCTCGGGGCAGGCCCCGAGGAACCGGAGCACCTCCTCGGCGGAGGAGAAGTGCTGGCTGGACCGGCGCTCGCATCCGAAGTAGTCGATGACGCGCCAGCCGGTGACGAGTTCGTTGGAGACCACAAGGCGGGGCTGGACCGGGCCGCAGAGGTAGCAGTCCGCCGCCTCCTGCCCGTACTCCACGGAGTCGTAGAACCTCATGCCGCCACCTTCTCCAGCTCGCTCCGGTAGAAGCCCAGCTCGTTCGGCTGGAGGTAGAAGCGGACGTAGAAGTCGTAGCCGATGGCCTCGGACCCTACCGTGCCGATGGTTCCGATGGCCCCCACGTACTCCTCGCCTGCCTCGTCCAGCGCGCGGACGACCTTCACCCTGTCGCCGGCCTTGAGCGCTGCGGGCACACGGGACAGGGAGCCGGTGGCGGTGTCGATGGCCTTCTTGATGTCGCCCCAGGTGACCTCGGGCTCTGGCGTGTAGCTCACTTGGCTGCTCCGTGCAGCTCGCGGGCCTTCTTGGCGGCCTCGCGCCACGGCTTCCTGTACGACTCCGCGAGCCTGTCCCACTCGTTGAGGTTGGACAGATCCGCGCGCCGGTACGCCTCGTACAGTGCCTCGGCCTCCTCGTCCAGCTTCGCCGCGCCCTCGGACTCGGCCTTCCTCCTGGCCTGCTCCTCGACGTGATCCTTGAGGTAGGCGCGGGCTATCAGGACGTGCTTGGCGTCCTCGCCGCCCGTGTACCCGGCTGCCTCCAGCACGGCCAGCGCGAAGGCGGGCGCGTCCTCGTTGGACAGGTAGGCGTGGTCGTCCGTGGTGCCGATGAAGAACTCGTCCCCCTCCTCGTTCCAGCGCCCGGCCTCGACCCGGACCCTGCCCTCCGGCCTGACTGCCGTGAACTCCCTGCTGGTGGTGCTCATTGCCCCTGCTCCCCTCTGCTGTGCTGTGCCCTGTGGGCTCCTGATACCTCAATACTACACACAGCACCCCCGGGGGTCCAGAGGGCAGGGCAAAAGGGGAGCCCCCGCCCTGCGAGGGGGGCGGGGGCTCCTGTGTTCTGGGACTAGGGTGCCGCTGTGACCTTCAGTGCTACCAGAGGTGTCGTGCCCGTAGGCGACAGGGATACGGTGCTACCGACTGCGGCGGTACCGGACAGTGCCCCTCCTCCTGCTGCGGTGACCGAGTACCCCGCGTAGTTCACGTTCGGGATGAGCGCGCCAGTGAGGGTGGCCTGCCCGATGTTCGGATCGTTCCACGCCGAGCCTGGGATAGAGGTGAAGAAAGGCCCCGTGGTCCCGCCGATGTAGTGGACTGCGAGGACGTACTGCTTGCCAGCCTGGACGTTGGAGGCGAAGGCGTTGTTCTCGACGCTCAGCTCGATATTGCCCGTGGTCGCCCCGTTGGCCGCTGCCGTTGCTGCACGGATGGTGCCGGTGGTCGGGGAGGTGACCTCGATCAGGAGCAGCCGGTATGTCGAGTCGGAGCTGCCTGCCGTGACGAGACGTGCCGCGAGGGAGGCGAGGTGCGCCGACGATCCGGGCAGGAAGGATGACCCGCTGCACTGCCCTGCGGTGGTGTACTGGGTGGTGGTGTTGCCCCTGTTACCTGTCGGCGGAGTGTAGTAGAAACCTGGCACGAGCACAGGGCCTACCTGTGGAGCAGGAGACGGCTGCGGCACGGAGGTCGGCTTGACCTTCACCTCCCCGTCTGCCCCGTCGAGCGCTGCCGGGGTGAGGGTCAGGACTCCACCCCATGCGCCCGCAGTCAGGGATGTCCCGGATGGTGCCAGGATCGTCCGATACCCGGCCATATAGGTCGTGTCGGTCGTCCCCTCCCACTGGGCCACGGGGATCTGCCCGAGATCCACCTCGGATCCGATGGTTGGCGCAACCTTCACGGCTGTGGCGCGGTTGTTCTTGGAGTAGATCGCCCATGTGCTCGTGCCAGTGGACCACGACGCGGGCCGGGTGCCTCCCTGCGTGCTGTTGGCCACCACGGTGTCGTCGTGCCACGCGCCCGCGCTGTAGTAGAAGTGGTGCAGGTTCCACGCCCCGGACGAGCCCTCCCATAGCTGGATATGGGGGACGTTGTTCGCATCGACCGAGGGGCCGCCCTTCAGGCCCGTGATGGACCCGGTGGCGCCGGGGATGGCTGGTGCCGTGTTGGACGGTTGGATCGGCAGCGTCTGGACCACGCCGGCTGCCGTCTGCCACGTCGTGCCGCCGTCAGTGGACTTGATGTACGACAGGTCGTGCGAGGAGGCGAGCGTGTCGTCCTGCCGCCACATGTAGAACCAGTGCAGCGTCCCTGCCGAGTCCTGGATGATGGCCGCCGGGTAGGCGGACTCGTCCGGGCTGACGGGGGCGGTGCCCTTGAACACCTGCCCGACCTGCGTCCACGTCGCTGTCGAGGTGGTGTAGAGGTTCAGATACTGGTCGCCGTTGCCGGACTGGCCGTTGCGGTAGGTCATGAGCAGGTTGCCGTTGGCGAGGCGGATTGCCTCCGGGTACGTCACCGAGTTCTCGTTGGAGCCGGTCATGCCGGGCATGGTCCACGCGGTGATGTCGTTCGCGTTCGCGGAGCGGGTGTAGCGGAGCACGTTGTCGTGCTGGTTGCCCCACACATGGATGTACCCGTTGCCGTCCACGGCGATGGAGAGGGAGTTGTGCCCGTCGTCTGGTGCCGGGGAGCGCAAAGGGTTGCCGGGGGTGGTGGACAGATCGAACGTCGCCCAGTTGCGGGTCGTCGCGTCCCACTTGCCGATGATCGGCCTGCGCTGGGCGTCCCACCATACGGCGTAGTCGTCGCCTGACGGGGAGTGCGCGGTGCAGTGCCGGTCGGTACCGGAGTTGATCTGCGAGGAGGCCATGACCGCGTAGGGGAACTGCCAGAAGTCGGAGGCGGAGGGAAGACTGTTGACCTGCGCCGCGACCCCGTGCCGCAGCGTGGGCTGGTCCTTGAGGCTCACGAGTACACCAGCCCGGAGAGCACGAGGTCGGCCCCGGCTGCGGAGGCGTACCCGTACACGGCGTCCCCCGGCCCGAGCGCGGCCCCGGCGAGGTAGTCGCGCAGGGAGAGGGTGTCGTTGGCGGCGAGGGAGTAGCCGGCGATGACCCGGTGGGTGCCGTCGCCGGGGGTGCCCCCTGCCGGGACGAGGGAGAGGTAGACCGTGAGCGCGGAGGCGGTGGTGTTGCACACGGTGCCGTGGGACAGCTCGAACTCGCGCCCGGCCACGGTGTAGAGGGCGGCCTCGGATGTGCCGAGCGGGACGGTGATGAGCTTCGGGCTGGCGTTCCAGCTCAGCTCGTTGTTGCCTGACATGCTGCCTCCTGTGGGGGACGTAGGACTGTACCAATTCTAGCAAGCGTGTGACAGATGCAGTCATGCAGGATCGCATACCTCCGGGGACACAGCGCCGGATTTTCAGGGCACGGCCCTGTGCCGGGGGAGCGGCGGAACTGATTCGCAGGGACGGGGTGGCTGCATACGTTCCATACCCCGTCGCACTCGGAGTATGTCGAATGCGCGCCGGGGGTATCCTGCACAAGCTCTATTCTGATTCGCAGCGGGCGGGCCGGCGCTGGTCTCGCGCGGCCCTCCGGCGTCCCTCCCAGGCTGTCACGGGGCGCGCCGGCCAGCACCCGTCCCATGCATGGCTATGCGTTCCATTGCATGACCATCCAGCCGATAATCGTGATTATGTCAAGCTGTGGGCTCTATCCATGCCCTATGCAGCGCCCAATCCCACCAGGGGACAGGGGCGCGACACGCCCGGGATGCACGGCTGTGTCAATCACTGTGTCGCTGTGCCCCACACACACTGTCACAGTAGGGCATAACTCGGTGTCGTGCTCTCACTTGCCCTACTGCGGCAGTGTACCCTACGCGGATAGGGGCATAGCGTATGCGTCACTACCATAGCGTATGCGTCCATCTGGACTCGTTTTCGACCCCCCTCTATCTCGTTCCCGCCCCTGTGTCACTGTGCCTGTGCCAGGCTCACACACAGGACACCACACACACACTCAAAATTAGACTTTGGATAGGGTAATACGTAGCTAGATGGACGTATGAGCTACGTCCGCTACGCATTGCCTACTGTGTCCCTCTATGCCGTGCACCCTACTTTGGCAGGTGGGATTGTCAGGACAAACCCCGTCCCAATCACTCACGGGTGCGCCGTAGGGCACACAGCGGAGGCCGCTAGCGGGATGCTAGCGGCCTCTCGTTGGCTGTATGGGTGTGGCTAGCGCTCCCCGTCCCATGCGGTGAGCTGTGAAGCCTCTACCGTGAAGCTGTGGGAGATAGGCATGATGTGCCCGGTACGGCGGTCACGGAGCTTGCGGACCCTGTAGAACGGGTTTCCGCCGTAGCTCACAGCGCCGTCAACCTGCCACATGACCACACCGTCAACGGGGCCTCCGTACAGGTCCGCGCTAACCAGGTCTCCGCTGTTCCAAGTGACCTTTGCCATCGTCCTAGTTCCCTTCGGTGTCGTCGTGGCGGGCAATGGCCACGCTGTAGGCGAGCCCTAGGTCATGCTCCCCGTCATAGCCGGGCGTGCCCCCGTAGACCGTTCCCGTGCCGTCCGCATTGGTCGGGTAGTCCTCGCGCGGGTTGCCGTGCTCGTGCTCATCGCCGGCGATGTAGCGCAGCGTGGCCAGCGTGTCGCTGTACTCGTATGCCTCGGGGTCGTCGTCGGCGTAGTCTGCGCTGTCCTCGGCGTGCTCCCGCTCTTCGGCCAGATACTCCCACGCCTCTTGGGCCGTGTCGAATGTCGGCGGCTCATCGTCCATCGGCAGATAGCCGGGAGTGTTGATTATGGCTACATACTTGCTCATGGTGCTATGCCTCCAGGGTCGGTCGGGGATGGTAGTCGATGTGAATGCCGAAGTAGTCAGCGGCCCTCCGCTGGCAGAGGTTCACGGTCGCGGCGTCCCATCCCTGCGCCTCACACGCATAGTAAGCGGTGCCGTAGTCGTGAACGTCAGTGATGCCCTTGGAAGGGGTGCCGGCAGGTGCCGAGAGCGGGAGGGCCAGGGCCAGCACGGCGGCAGAGAGTGCGCGCATTACGCGCCCTGCGCTTTCCAGTAGTGCAGGGCGTTGGCGGCGTTGCCGATACCCTGCTGTAGCTCTGCAATGAGCGCCCGTGCCTCATCGCCGCTCATGACCACTTCCACGGCGGGGGCACCTTCCGCTAGCGCCTCATCGGTCCAGATGAGCAAGGACAGCTTGCCCACATCGCTCCCGCTGTCGGCGGTCCACACATCGGCCCTATCGGCCCCGAGCTTGACGGTTGCCATTGCCCTTACTTCCCTTCGGTGTGATTGGCCCAGCGGGAGGCCTCCCGCGTGTGCTGTGCCTCATCGTGCGCCCGCGACTCTGCCGGCGTGCGCTTCGCTGCCAGCGGGACGCCCCACTTGTCGCGCGTGGTCCAGTCTGCCGCGCTGTCGTTGCTCATGGCCCTAGCCCTCCAGGATGTACCGGTACGTTTCGAGGCCGAGATCCTCGGCGTACTCGTATACGGCATGGATGCCGACGACACACGCGAGCGGCTCCCCGTCCGCCGTGCAGACTGTGTAGTGCCTCCGGTCGTCGTTGATATGCCGGTTGTGGACCGCTGCCCGATTCTTCACGGCTACCGCTCCCCTTCACGTCGCGCGGACTCACGGCGGGCAATCTCCCGCTTTGCCGCTTCGGCGCGCGAGAGCTTGCCCGTCTCCCGCGCCATACGGCGGAGAGCGGCGTCGGAGTACTGATCGATGGGATACCAATTGCGGTTCACTGTCTTGCCCTTCCCTAGTGGCTTGCTCGATACAGCGAGTCTATACCCTACTTTCCTAGTGTGTCTAGAGGTTCCGGCAAAGCAATCGGCACACGCTTTGGGCGTGTGCCGATGCCAGGTAGGGGAGCTGTGCCTAGTCGCTGTAGACGTGTCCCACGATGACGTACTCGTAATCCTCCGAGTAGCGAACCACGATGGCAGAGAAAGCACTCTCCGCCATGTAGCCATCCCACCCTGACAGGTAGTCCGGCAGGCCAGAGCCGCGCGTGATGCCGTAATTGGCGCTGAACTCTCCCAGGTCGTAGGGCGTGCCACGGTATCGGAAGAATGACGCCGAGTCGTTTCCGGCGTCGATGGCTTCCCAGTCGATGTAGTCGAATTGCTCCCGCTCGGATGCCGACAGCTCCCAGGCATCGACGATGGGGCGCGGAACGTTGTTAGTGGTGACCTTCACAGTGCAATCCTTCCCTATGCCCAGAGCGGGCCGACGAAACAGGTAATCAACAGAGTGTAGAAAACGAGACGCGCGACGACGGGTGGGACTGCCGAATGCCGGCGCACTAGGCGGCCATCGCATCGGAGAGGATCGTACCGAACAGGTATTCGGAACCGAACGTGCCAGGGTCCAGCTCGTTGGCCAGCTTGGCTACCGTGGGCCAGAGGATGTCCCCCAGCGTGCTCTCGTCGGCGCTAGCCGGCGCTTGGATGTCCACAGTAAAGCGGAGGTACTCATCCTGTTCGTAGATATCGGCGCTGTAGCGCCCAGCAAATACCCGCTGTAGTGCCACCCATGCCGCATTGGTGAGGGTCCCGTCCTCATCGAAGTACTCGGGGGAGCAATTCCGGTGGAAGTCCATCGGCTCACTACAGGACAGCGTTATCTCTGCCGTGGTGCCGTCTTCCGAGATACGGTAGTCCGCCATATCGACGTACCCCAGATCATCTAGCCCCAGGTCGCCGGGAGTGTAGTTGACCGTTTCCCCGTCGTTGTACTCTTCCCAGTACTCTTTCAGCGTTGCCATCGGACTACCACCGAACCCAGTAGGTGACGCCGGACCATTCCACCGGCGTGTAGTCCATCTTCAGAGCGTCGGCGGCAGCGCCCCAATCAATGTGATTGAGCGGCCATGATGCTTCAGGGTTGATTGCTCCGATGTCCTCCGCCAGCTCTTGGGCGTAGTCCTTGAAATAGTCGTCACGGATGAGCGTCTCGCCGTAGGTCCAATCCGACGCGCCGCTGGCCTCATCCTGAAGGGCCAGCAGGGCCGCCAGCTCTTCGGCCTCATCCTCGGTGAGAGGTTCGATCCCTTCCCCGAACGGGCACACGCCGGGGTGCTCCCCCGTCGTCGGGTAGTCTCCCGTCCCGTCGTACATGTGCGTATTGCAGCACCACGCGGGCACTTCCGCCGTATTGGCGAACCATTCGCACGGGGCGCTGTCGTCGCGCCGCGACTCCAGGTATTCGATACGCGCAATCACGTCGCGCGAGTCGATCACGTCATCTTGCTCAAGTGGTTCGGTTCCGTCGATGCTCATGGTCCCTAGTCCTTTGGTCGTTGCTTGCTAGATGAGGTTCAGCCGGCGCGGGGCGTGCTGTCCACAGCACGCGCATACCGTGATGGTATCGGCCAGCGCCCAGCGGTGCCGCTTGCAAGCCTGCACACGCCGCGCGTGGCCGGCGCTCCGACGCTTCACAGCACGCCGCCCAGGTTCGGCGCGTAGGCCACGCGGTCACGGTAGTTCACGCGCTCGGCATCCGTGAGGGTTGCCCAGGTGAACGCCGAGAGTCCCCACGCGGCCCGTACAGCCGTATCGCCTTCGGGGGTCTTGGTGAGTGTGAGCTGTGCCATTGTCCTGCTCCCTAGTCTTGTGGTCGGTGTCCCCGTCCTTGGGAACAGACACAACACTACCCTACTCGGATAGGGTGTCAACCCTTTTTGCCAGGTGAATATCTCCGGGCCGGCCACCCGCGCGCCGGCCCCACAGCTCTACAGCACGCGCGCCCGCGCCTAGCACCGAAGCGTGTGCGAGTCAAGCAACGAGAGTCACACTCTCGGATAAGCGGGAGCCGGGCTCTCGGAACAGGGCCGGCGAGAGCGGCGCTCCCGCTTGCCGGCGCGGGCAGGCGGGGCCGGCAGCCCCCGGAGCCCCTAAAGAACCCCTACCCCCTAAAGAACCCCCAGGGCCCTAAAGAACCCCCGCCGCGCCGGGCGTCACGGGGCACTGAGTACACCCCGAGTGGCCGACACGCGGATGGACACGTACAGATCCCACTGTTGCCTGTGCGTTATCGAGTGCTACCTTTGTGATTACCAGTCCAGTCACACAGTTCTACAGACAGGGGAGCCCACCATGCCGAGCCACATCCACTCCGTACCCGACCAGCCCAAGGGTGAAACGGGAATCCTCTACAAGGGAGCCCTCGTGGCCCGTGTGCCGAGCATCGAGGACGCATCGGACGCCTACCACCGGGCCGTGCTCAAGGCCAAGCAGCACCTCGCCGCCGCGCGCAGGGAGGCGCTGGGCTGGATCGCGCAGGCGCAGGACGCACTCGCACAGGCCAAGCTGGAGGAGGACCTGTCCGGGAGCGACACGGACGCCATCGACGCCTACACGCAGGCCGAGGAGATCCTCGGCACCGCCCCCGAGGACTCGCTGTGAGCGACCTGACCGACCCCGATCTGCCGCTCATGCACTACGACCCGGAGATCCTGGTCAAGCTCTGCAACGCGCACCAAGTCATGCACGCCGCCGAGGACGAGTCGATCCGCGAGCAGCAGGAGGCCGTGTCCCGGATCGCCAACAGCCACGCCGAGCACATCGCCCGCTGCACGAGCATCTACCACGCGCTCATGGCCGAGGCGTTCGCAGCCGGCTTCACCACCGAGCAGGTGAGCCTGCAACTGGACTGCCACGGCTGAAAGAACCCCTGGATGGCCCGTTTTCACGGGGAGTGGGCACACCCCACTCCCCGTTCTCCGTTTCCGGGGGCACCCCCGGTTCTCCGTTTCCGGCAGAGGATAAATCCATTCGTTGGAAAAAATGTGTTGACGTATTTCCCGACACGCGCGTACAGTTGTGTCCACAGCAGTACGTGGTAAGAGGGGGTAGGCTAACCAACCGGAAAAGAAGATGGAGGCTACGAGGAGCATGGTGAATCTCTCAGACATCAATCGACAGTGGCGCGAGTTCCCGATGACGCGCAGCAGGGCGCAGCGGGACCTACAGCGGGAGCTGGACGAGCTGCGCGAGAAGATCGACGGCCTGCGGGGGCAGGTCCAGGAGCGCGAGTCCGCGTTCGATGAGGAGTGGCGCAGGCGCAAGGACGCCCTCTACGAGGAGCGCAACGAGGCCATCAAGGAGGCAGCCCGCGAGGGCCGCAGCGGGGCCGAGATCCTGCGCGAGATGGGAGGGAACAACACCCAGCTCGTCTACAAGCTGATCCAGGAGGCCATGACCGAGCAGGCGGACGGGCACGTTGCCGTCAAGGTCAAGCAGGCCGAGGAGGCGGAGCCCGAGCCCGACACCGAGCTGGAGGGCGTGGAGTGGCAGTCCCACCCGCACACCGGAGTGCACCGCTGGCTCCTGTCCTCGGACGGCCTGTTCTACAAGCGCTACTCCCCCGACGCCGCCTCGCCCGAGGACGAGGACGCGGAGTGGTACGTGGCGATGGCGGACGGCAACGGCTACGTCGCCGGCTCCCGCGACCTGTGGCAGTCCACGCCCGCCGACGAGGCGGAGAGGCGCGTGGGGATGCTGCGCCAGCTCCTCACCGGGGAGTACCAGGGCCGCATCCGGCTGGGGGCGAACATGTTCACCCACTAGACACTGCATATCCTGACCGAGGCCCCCGTTCCGAAAGGAGCGGGGGCCTCTTCCTGTAGGGTGTTGACCTACTCCAATGGTGTGTGTAGCCTCTACATATCAGCAGCGCACACAAGAGCAGAGGAGCAAGACAGAGATGACAGCAATGACCAAGGCCCAGCTTATCGAGGCGCTGGACGCCTACCCGGACGATGCGCCCGTGGTCGTCGCACTCGGAACCCCTTGGGGGCACCGGCTCAACCGCGACGACTACTACTTCACGGCGGACGGCTCCGCCCCCGACGCCATCTCCATCTCCACCGACCCCGACAAGGTGGTGATCGAGCTGTGAGCACCGAGACGCAGACCGCCTTCGAGGCCGGAGACCGGGTGTACGTGGACCGCCTCGGGGACTACGGGAAGGTCGTTTTCCGTGAGTCGGAGAGCATGACGACCGTCCGGCTGGACGGGGGGTCGTGGCACTACCTCCGATTCTCCCAGCTCGAACTCATCGTGTGCGAATACTGCGGCTCGCGGAAGGGCTGCACCTGCCAGGAGGACATCGACTCCGCCGAGGAGTTCCGCAGGGCACGGCCCGAGGACCCGGAGAGGGACTTCTGGCAGGAGTACAAGGACCGCAGGGCGGAGGGAGACCTGTGACCGACTACCAGCCGAACGCCGAAGCCATCGAGAAGGCGGCACGAGCAGCCTACGTGACACCCGGGCATATCGTCCGCTCAGGCGAATGCGGCAACGACTGCGCGTGTGGTGAGTGCCTCGCTGTCCGTGATGGCTTCGACCCCGTCACGGCCCGAGGCTCTGAGCACCTCGCCCAGCTCCGCCACAAGGCCCTCCGCGCCCAGATCATCCGCGAACTCGTGAACGAAGCGTTGGGCGAGTGGGCGGCTGAGTTCCCTGACCTCGAAGAACCATCAGCCGCCGCGATCCGTGCACACACCGCCGCCCGCTGGCTCCGTGCCCGCCTCGACACCAAGGAGACCCCGTGACCGACATCGCCGCCATCCTCCGCGAGCATGACCTGTACTACGACAAGCGCTGCGGCGACTGGAAGTGCGACTGCGACGTATTCCTCGCCGTGAAGGAGGAGGACGCCAAGTACGAACTCACCGCGCATCAGGCCGAGAAGGTCTGGGAGGCGCTACGGGCAGGCGCACGCGAGGAATGGGGAACCCGTGGGGCGTACACCACGTGGCCTGAGCGGACCGAGGCAAGCGCCCGCATGTTTGCCAGCGAGGCAGGCGTACCCATCGTCCGCCGCTACGTCATCACCACCGACTGGGAGCGCGTCTAGGGTCTTTAGTCCTTAATTGAAGAGGGCATCATAGACAGACCTGTCTGTATTTTCAAGATCTAATGCAAGGTTTGTCCAAGGAATTGGTCATTGCCTATTGCAACGACTGTGAGGAGGGTGACATGATCGATCTCGCTGGGAGGCTGGGAGCGATGCTCAAGGCCGAACGACTGCGGCAGGGCTTGTCGCAGGGGGAGATGGCCCGGAGGATGGCCTGCGCGATCAGCTTCGTGCAGGGCATCGAGTACGGGAAGGTCAGCCGCAGGATAGACACCTACGAGCGCTACGCAAATGCGCTCGGCAAGGAGCTGACTGCGGCATTCGAGAACGGGGAATGCCCAAGTGAGGTACGCGATGGGGGAGCAGGTCTGGATTGACCCGGACTGCTGTGGGCCGATGGACGGCGAGGCGAAAGTGACCGAGGACTGCGGTCTGGGCTACTTCGTGGCGCAGGGCGACAGCGAGTGGTTCGTCACCGACGATGAGGTCTCACCGCTCATGCGGGTGTAGGCCAGGGAAGCTTTGGGAGAGGGCCGGCAGGGATGCCGGCCCTCTTTCCTTTTGCCTGTTGACCTACTTCGATGGTGTGTGTAGTGTTTCCTGTACCAACAACCGCGAGCAAGGGAGCACACAGTGTTGAACACGAAGCAGATCATCGACCCCGCACAGGAGCCCACCGACAGGCCCTCCAAGGCCGAGGCCCGCGTGATCCTGGAGTCCGCCGCCCAGCACTGCGCCGAGGAGGGCGTGCTCCAGTCGAGCACCCGCTGGCACGGCTGGGCCGAGTACCAGATCGGGCGCGGGGTCAACGGGAACCTGTTCGAGGACCTCGCCGCAGTCACCGACATGTACGCCGACATCGAGCGGGGCACCCTCGACTGGGCCGTGATGACCTTCCCCTCCAAGGCCGACGCCCTCGACCACTTCGAGGGCGAGATCGACTACTACCTCTACGAGATGACGCTGGGATGGGACGCATGAGGGCCGACCAGGTGTCGCGCGGCGTCCTCGTCCGCACCAAGTACAACGGGGATCTGGTGGCCGAGATCACAGGTTGGTGCGACGACGACCCCCAGTTGGTCGAGTTCTGGCTCTACGGGGAGGACGGACAGGCACTCGGCATGGGCGCTGCCTACCCCGAGGACCTGAAGGTGGTGCGCGCATGAGCCAGCAGACCCGCACCCTCGGCCACTGGGCGGCGCTGACCGCCCTCGCCTGCGCCGCCTCCGTCCTGCTGGTCCTGCACGCGGACTCCCGCTGGATGCTCTCGGCCATCGTCTACGGCATCGCGGCGGGCATCCTCGGCGGCTGCGCGCTCGTCTCCCTCGGGCATGACGTGGAGGAGGCTGCGGCGTGAGCGCCCTCGTCCTGCGGCCCGACCAGGAGGAGGACCTCGCCGCGATCCTCGCCACCGACCGGTCCCTCTGCGCCAACGGCCTCGGCACCGGCAAGACGGTCCTCGGGGTCGAGGCAGCCAAGCGCTCCGGCGCACAGCGTGTGCTCGTGGTCGCGCCGCTGGTGACCTTCCGGGGCTGGTCCAAGACCGTCGCCTCGCAGACCGGGCACACGCTGAGGCAGATCTCCTCCCGCAAGTCCGGGGCGCAGGCGTTCGCAGACCTCGCGGACGGCGTGGCGGGCTACTACTTCACCGGCTGGGAGTACATGCGGACCCTCGGCTGGGGCGGTGTGCCGGTGGACTACCTGATCCTCGATGAGGTCCACCGCGTCTCCAACCGCAAGGCCCGCCAGACGAAGGTCGCCAAGACCATCGCCGCCCAGCGAGTCCTCGCCCTGTCCGGGACGCCGTTCGGCAACCGTGTCGAGGGCGCGTGGAGCGTCCTGAACCTGCTCTGGCCCTCCGTGTTCCCCTACTACTGGCCGTGGGTGAGCAAGTACCTCCGCACCGAGCGAAGCGCCTACAGCCGTGGCCCGCAGCCGGCAGGGGAGAAGGAGCCGGGGATCGTGGTCGCCTCCATCCCGTCGTGGCTGCGCCGCGAGGCACCCTACGACATCCCGCTGGCCGAGCACGAGGTCCACGTCGAGCTTCCCCCGGCCCAGCTCAAGGTCTACAAGGAGTTCGAGCGGCAGGCCGTGGTCTGGCTCCAGGAGAACCCGCTCATCGCGGAGCTTCCCGCCGTGAAGTACGCCCGGCTGCGCCAGCTCACCCTCGCCGTCCCCTCCATCCGCTACGACGCCGAGGGCGAGCCGCAGGTCTACTTCGAGCCGGATGCCAAGTCCGCCAAGATCGAGGCCCTGCTCAACGTCGTCTTCGACCTGCCCGAGGGCGAGCCGGGGCTGGTGTGGACCGCGAGCAAGCAGTTCGCCAAGATCGTCGTGGACCGGCTCAAGGCCAAGGGCTACACCGCCGCCGAGTACACCGGGGACACCTCCCGCAAGGACCGGGCGCGGATCGAGGACGAGTTCGGGCACACGCTCCAGTTCATCGTCGCCACGCAGGCCACCGCAGGGACGGGGCTGGACGGCCTCCAGCTCGTGTGCCGCGTCGAGCACGTCCTGTCCCTCGATGACAACCGCGTGAACAACGACCAGGCGTGGGGCCGGCTCTCCCGTGGCGGGCAGGAGCGCCGCGTCAACAGGTTCCTTTACCGGGCCGTGGGCACCATCGAGGAGAAGCAGGTGGACCGCCTCGTCTCCGACGACCAGCTCATGCAGGAAACACTCACCACCTACAAGCAGAAGGACGCAGCATGACACTCACACTCAACCAGTACGCCGTCGAGGCGATGCGGACAGCCGTGTTCCCCATCGACCGTGGGCTGGACTACCTCGTGAACGGGCTGACCTCCGAGGCCGGGGAGCTGGCCGGGCACTACGCCAAGGCCATCCGCGACGACAAGGGATACATCACCCCCGAACGCCGCAAGCTCATGCTGGCCGAGGCAGGGGACGCACTCTGGATGCTGGCCGGCATCGCCCGCGAGTTCGACACCACGCTCGAAGCCATCGCCCAGTACAACCTGAACAAGCTCCACGACCGCGCCCAGCGCAACAAGATCGGAGGAAGTGGCGATGTGCGCTGAGTACGAGCCCGACGAGTTCGGCACCGAGAGCCTGCTGACCCTGCTGGAGAAGGACGCGGAATGACCCGCGAGGAGCGCCTCCAGCAGGCCAAGGAACTGCTGGAGGCAGCCTACGAGGTACTCGGGGAGCAGTGGCCGCTGCTGTCCATGCAGGTCTCCAACGTCCAGTCCAGCGTCTCGCACGCCATCAAGGTCATGGGGGAGGCTGCGGCGTGAGGGAGCTGAGTCAGGACCCGGAGCGTGTCCGCCAGCGCCGCTACCACCACGAGAACCGCGAGGCGGTCAACGCCCGCCGACGCCGGAAGTATGCAGAGATCCGCGACACCGACCCCGAGCGCCACGAGCGCGAGAAGCAGCGCAAGCGGGACCGCTACCAGGCTGAGAAGAACTTGTTGGAAAAAGTCATTGACACCCTACAGAAGCAGTATGTAGAGTCGTCTCATCAACAAGCCACAATGCAAAGGAGCACACCATGACCCTCACCGTCGAGACCCAGACCACCACCGAGCGCCTTGAGGCTCAGGCCCTCCGCGTCCTCCAGCTCAAGATGGCATCCGACGAGGCCAAGGCCCGCTTCGAGGAGGCGGACAGGGAGTTCCGCCGCGATCTGGAGGACGCCGGCCTGCTCAACGAGGACACCAAGGGATTCGGCCCCGTCCACACCACCATCTTCCCGACCCGCAGGTTCGACGCCAAGCTCGCGGAGAGCGTGGTCGAGGACCTCGTGAAGCGGCACCGGATCACCCGCGAGGAGGCCAACTCCGCCTACAAGACGGTGCTGGACGCCAAGGCCCTCCAGTCCGTTGTCTCGCCCGCCGACTACGACAAGATGCAGAAGGTCTCCGGCACGACGGTCAAGTACAGCCTGAGCGCGGAGTAATCGAGATGACCGTCGAAGAACTCATCCGCTACCTGTCTTGCCTCGACCCGCAGACGCGCGTCTACACGCCCATCGCCTACGAGGGCGGTCTCGATCAGATCACCTCCGTCAACCTCGGACGCAAGGCAGACGGAGAGATTGTCGCCGTCATCGACTAGGCCCTTTTCTTCGGCCTAACTGGCTGTATCCGACCCTTCCACAACACGAGCACACAGGAGCACACACCGATGGACAAGTCCGCAGCCTTCACCCTCTTCGCCAAGAGGAACGCCAACTTCCAGGAGGAGCGTGATGCCGCCTCCCGCGCGTGGGACACGCTCACCGAGACCGAGCAGCAGTACGTCAACGACCTCATCGCCACCGAGTTCTCCGAGGCCCTCCAGGCGGTCAGCATCGACGCCCACTTCGAGATGGTCAGCCTCCTCGGCAAGCTCTCCGAGGCCCACCCGCTGCCGGACTTCAAGTTCCAGTACACCTTCCACGACTGGCACGCGGTCACCGAGGCCATCGCCGGCTCCAAGTACGAGCGGCTGCACTACGCGGCCCTGTTCGGGTTCAACAACAACGACGCTCTCATGGCCCACGCCCGCGAGCGCGTCCACTTCGAGGAGGTGGCCCTGTGAGCATCAAGGTCGGAGACCGCGTGAAGGTCACAGGCTACGCACCACTGAACGGGCAGGAGGGCACGGTCATCGAAGTGGATTCCTACCCCTTTGAGGATCTGCCCATCTACGTCAACTTCCCGCACCTCCCGCGCCGGGAGTTCTTCGACAACAACGAGCTGGAGGTGATCTCTTGAGCGCCATCGGCCCCGGCACCCGCGTCCGCGTCAAGGACACCGTGCAGAACGAGGACGAGTTCGACTTCGTGGAGGACTACAGGGGCCTCACCGGCACCGTCAAGCACGACTCCACCGAGTGCGGACACGAGCGCCTCGGCTGGTGGTGTGTCACCCCGGACAACCTCGGCTACCACGTCGCCTTCTCTTCCAACGAGCTGGAGGTGCTGGCATGAGCGCCGATCAGCACGCCCGCAACGTCTCCGTCGTCCGAGGGCTCCTGGAGCGCACCGGGAACGCGGACCTGAGCGCCATGCTCGGGCTGGACGAGGAGTTCCGGCACACCGCACCCGAGCCGCAGCTCCGCCGCACCCCCGGCCTGCGGCCCCGACCGATCTACCACGGGAACTCGTGATGACCCGGCCCGGATACGACGCGGCGCAGGTGTTCCTGACCCTCGTCCGAGACACCCCGCCGCCGTGCACGCAGGTCAACCCCGACCTGTTCTTCCCGGACACGGAGACCTACTACGAGGAGGCGGCGAAGGAGGCCAAGGCGGTGTGCCAGAAGTGCCCGATCATCGCCCAGTGCCTCGCCTACGGCCTCCAGATCAACGACCAGTACGGCGTCTACGGCGGCATGTCGCCGGCAGAGCTCCGCGCCTGGGTCCGCCGCCAGAAGCTAGGGGTAGCAGCGTGAGCACTCCGAAGATCCTGGACCTCTTCTGCTGCGCGGGCGGCGCGGGCATGGGCTACCACCAGTCCGGCTTCGCGGTGGTCGGTGTGGACATCGAACCCCAGCCCGACTACCCCTTCGAGTTCCACCAAGCAGACGCCCTCGACTACCTCGCCAAGCACTGGCAGGACTTTGACGCCATCCATGCCAGCCCCCCGTGCCAGGCATCGTCGGCGCTCACCAAGGGGACCAACAAGGGCAGACAGTACCTCAACCTCATCCCCGCCACGAGGGAGCTGCTCGCGGGCATCCCGCTGCCCTCGGTCATCGAGAACGTCCAGGGCTCCGACCTGCGCCGAGACCTCACCCTCTGCGGGGAGATGTTCGGCCTCGGCGTGATCCGGCACCGCTACTTCGAGGCACGCAACTGGGAAGCAGTCAAGCCGGCGCACAAGCCCCACCGGGGCAAGGTCCGGGGGTGGCGTCATGGTTCTTACCACGATGGCCCCTACCTAGCGGTCTACGGCGAGGGCGGCGGCAAGGGAACCGTGAAGGAGTGGCAGGACGCAATGGGAATCCATTGGACCGACAGCCGCAAGCACCTCGCGGAAGCAATCCCGCCGGCCTACACCCGCTTCATCGGGGAGCAAATGCTCACGTCTCTTGCCCCGGCCCTTCTGGGGGAGGCAGCGTGACCCGAGCCGAGGAGTTCGTGGAGATCCTCCTGAACGCCATCGCCAAGCCCTCCGAGCGGGACAAGCAGGTCAAGCTCGGCCCGTCCGAGATCGGCGGCTGCTACTTCTGCGTGGGCTACACGATGGCCCGGAGGTTCTACGACCTGCCCGAGCGGGAGGGCGAGGGCTTCGGCTACGCGGCGTGGCTGGGCACGGCCCTGCACCACTGGATGGAGACCCAGCTCGTCCTGCCGGTGGAGACCCTGCGCGAGGTGAAGCTGGAGACGGTCGAGGTGGCCGGCTACGGGCTCATCCGAGGCACCTGCGACCTCATCGTGCCGGACTTCGGGCTGGTGGGCGACTACAAGTTCCCCGGCAAGTTCTCCTACGAGAAGTACGCGCTGGCGAAGCGGATGGGCGAGGGCCTGCCGCCGAACTACCGCTACCAGGCCCAGCTCTACGCACACGGGGCTCGCCGTCAGGGCCTTCCTGTGGACCTGTGTCTCGTGGTACTGTTTCCACGACACACAAACTCAATACGGGATGTCCTCACGTTCGCGGAGCCGTACAGGGAGGAGATGGTCGAGCTGGCCCGGAGACGGGCCGAGGCCATCCTGGAGGACATCCACGACGGGAACCTCTGGGCACTCCCGAGCGACGAGGACTGCTACCAGTGCGACAAGCACGGCAGACCCGACGAGATCCAGAACTACACCGAGCAGAAGAAGGAGCAGGCAGCATGACGGCAACCAAGACCAAGAGCGAGCTGTTCGACCTGTCCAGCATCGGGGTGGCCGTCGAGCGGCCCCGGCAGATCACGGAGAAGTTCTCCGCCATCCTCTACGGCCACAAGGGCATCGGCAAGACCTCATTCCTCGGCTCGTGTGCCGATGTCGAGGGACTCGCCCCCATCCTGATCCTCGGCACCGAGGACGGCACGAGCGTGCTGGGCCGGGACTACTCCGACGACCCGAACCTCGACGTGGTGAACGTCGAGGACTGGCCCACCGCTGCGGCCATCATCGAGGCCGTGGCGAACAACCCGACCAAGTACAAGACGGTCGCCATCGACACCCTCTCCGAACTCCAGGAGATCATGAAGCGCCACCGGACCAAGGACGGCCAGCGCGACATGGAGTTCAAGGACTGGGCCTACGTCGCGGACAACACCATCGGCATCGTCAAGATGCTCCACCGATCCCCCCACGTCAACGCGATCTTCACCACCCACGCGGAGAAGGTCAAGGACGAGGACTCGGGCAAGCTCCTCCTCTCCCCGTACTTCCTCGGCAAGAAGAGCCTCACCGAGGCACTCAAGCCGGTCGATGAGGTCTGGTACCTCTCGGTCGGGAAGAACGAGAAGGGCGAGGCGGTGCGGGTCCTCCAGACGCAGCCGGACGGCAAGATCGACGCCTCCGACCGCTCGGGGAAGCTGGACGACCGGATCGAGTCGCCCAACATGGCTGAGGTCTTCGCCCAGCTTTCCCGCTAATCAACAACCACAGAACACAGAGAACCAGGAGAAACCAGATCATGGCAACGATTCAGCTCAACACCACCATCGACCAGGAGACCTACGACAACGCGGGCAAGGGCTTCGACCCGATCCCTGCCGGCTCCTACGAGGCGTACCTGCACGAGATCGACGTGGAGTACGTCAAGCAGGGCAAGTACGAGGGCAAGCCCCGCCTGAGCATCACGTTCAAGATCGCGGAGGGGGAGACGGCCCCGGACGGGACCGACGTGTCGGGACGCTACCTCTGGCACCGCGTCAACTGCTTCGAGGTCTGGAGCGACAAGCACAACAAGTTCTTCCCGCCGTTCGAGCTGCTCGACCTCGGCAAGGCGCTCGGCAAGACGCCCGAGGAGATCAGCAACATCGACACCGACGAGTGGCAGGGCGAGTCCGTCCAGGTCGTCGTCAAGCAGGTGCCGAAGCAGGAGAAGGACGAGACCACCGGCAAGTACGTGAACATCAAGCCCGCCGCCAAGGACGGGAAGTACACGCCGGATGAGCTGAAGAACGAGATCGCGCGCTTCCGCTCGCTGGAGTCCGCCGCCACCTCCGTCGCGGCCAAGGGCAAGACCTCCAAGACGGTCGCCAAGGGCCTCAAGCTCTAGCAGCAGTACCAGCCAGTCCCGGTCGGCGGGCTTGCGGGGTTCGACTCCCCGGCTGGCACTCTTTTTCCCTTTGACCCTGTGAATACGTCCACTGTTTCTAGTGGACACAGTAGACTAGGGAACAGTCGCACAACGAGAGGGAGCCTTGGTGTCGTCAGACCAGCGCGAGTGGTTCCGGTTCCTCTGGGGAGGAATCGAGGGGCGTGTGCCCGTGAAGAAGTTCGGGGCGTCGGGGGCGCTAACGGACGCGAAGTGGTTCCCGTGGCCGGAGCAGGAGGACGAACTCCTGGACCACGTTGCCAAGTACAGCGACGAGGACCTCTACACCGGACCCGCCACGTACAAGGCCAACCGGGCGACCAAGCCTGCGGCACACGCTGTCCAGCATGTGTGGTCCGACGCGGACGCCCTCGACCTGGAGAAGCTGAGGCTGGAGCCCTCCGCCGTCGTCCACTCCTCGCCCGGCAAGACGCAGCTCTACTTCACCATCACGGACTGCACGGACCCGGCCCGGATGGAGGCCCTCGCGCACGGGTTCACCGCCGCGCACCCGAAGGACGTGGACGGCTCGGACCACTCGTGGGCCGTGAACAAGATGCTCCGCGTCCCCGGCGCGGTGAACACCGGCTACAGCGACCCTAAGAGTGAGAAGTACATCCCCGGCGCTCCCGTCCACGAGGTCACCTACGAGCTGACCGGGGCCGTCTACACCTACGCCGAGTTCGCCGCCGCCTACCCGCCCGTGGTCTCCGTGGGCATCGAGGACAAGGCCCGTGGCGAGCTTCCCACAGTCGCGGAGGCCAAGCGCTCGATCACCTCCTTCACCCCCAAGCTGCTGGAGCTGCTGGACAAGCAGCACGCGATGGGCGTGGACCGCTCCGACGCCCTGTTCCTGCTCCAGAACGAGCTTTTCCGTGCCGGCGCGACCGACGAGGCCGTGTTCGTCCTCTGCCAGAAGCACCCGTTCAACAAGCACCGCACGGACGAGCGGCTCTGGGAGGACATCCTCCGCGCCCGCGCCAAGGCCGCAGGACCAGGCCCCGAGGGCGGTGTGCCCGACGAGGACGAAGAGGCCGAGCACACCACCGTCGCCCCGCGCAGGGTCGAGCAGTTCGTGGACTTCCTCTACCCGCACGAGAAGGAGGCGCTGGAGCCGACCTTCGTGGACGACTACCTCGCGTGGGCCACCTCCAAGACGGACGCCTTCCCCGGCTACCACGCCGCAGGGGCCTTCACGATCCTCTCCTGCGTGTTCGCGGACCACGGCCACGCCGTCCCCGCCTACGCCCCGTCCGGCGAGCCGCTGAACCTGTGGTTCATGGTCCTCGGGGACACGACCCGCTCGCGCAAGTCCACCGCCAAGCGCATGTTCCTCTCGGTGCTGAAGGACCTTGAGGAGGAGGGCCGCTACGAGTACGAGGTCGCCTCCGACTTCACCGCCGAGGCCCTCGACAACGAGCTGCTGAACCGGGCCAACCGCTCCAGCCTCGTCCACGTCGATGAGTTCCAGGGCTTCGTGGACGCGATGAACAACAAGTCCTACCTCTCGGGCATGAAGGGCAAGCTCACGGAGCTGTACGACGGCTTCGTGAACGCCAAGCTGCGCGCCACCGGGGACGCCAAGAAGCGCCGCTCCGTGCGGGCCAGCTTCGTGTTCTGGGGCATGGGCATCCGTGACCAGTTCGCGGACGTGATGGACGAGGACGACTTCCGCTCCGGCTTCCTCGCCCGCTTCCTATGGGTGCAGGCCAACCCGCCCGCCCGCACACCGGAGACGGACTACCTCGCGCAGGCATCCCTGACCGAGGCCCGCACGGGCGACCCCGTGAAGGCGGCGCTGGTGGAGAAGCTGTCCAAGGCCCGCGCCCACTGGGGCGACTTCCACGAGCCCGGTTCCCCGACCGTGGCCGTGCCCTGCACCGACGAGGCGTGGGAACGGCTGAACCTGTTCATCACCGACGTTCTGGACGCGGCTGAGGGCTACGAGCGGCGCAAGATCCTGGAGGCCACCTCCTCGCGCCTGTCCACCTCGATCCTGAAGGCCGCGACCCTGCTGGCGATGTACGACTGCTGCGACGAGGTGGAGCTGCGGCACATGCTACAGGCCATCAACCACGGCTCCGAGTGGTTCTCCCACATGGTCTTCATGGCGAACAAGGTCTCCGCCTCCCGCCTGCTGCGGAAGCAGAAGGAGATCACGGACTACCTGTTCGAGCGCGGCGGCTCCGCGACGTGGGCCACGGCCTACCGGAAGTTCCGGGGCTCGATGGGCAACCGGGAGTTCTCGGAGCAGGTCACCAACCTCGTTGAGGCGGGGCTGGTGACCCTCGACCCGGACAAGAAGATCCACCTGACCGAGATGGCAAGCGACGAAGGGATGGCAGCGTGACTCTGGCACACGAGGAGTTCCAGCGGGGCGAGGCCCTCGCGCACAGCCCAGCCGAGGCCAAGGGCGTCCACGACCGGATGCTGCGCCGCCTCTCCCTCGCCGCCGCGTACTGGAGGCTCTCGGAGATCTCCCCGCGCTCGGAGCGTCTGGCGATGGCCCACGACCTCGATGACGGGGAGCTGTCCCTGTCCAACATCGCGGCCCTGACCCGGCTGTCCGTGACCACCGTCTCCCGGCACCTGCCGGAGCGCGAGCGCAACGGCGGGCGGTTCGCGCCGGAGTCCCTGTCCAGCCTGCGCTACCTGCGCTCTCAGGTCATCCAGGGCCAGAAGCCCTCCTTCCCCCAGCTCCGTGCGGCAGTCGAGGCGGGCACGTCCCTCGCCACCGCTGCCCGGCTCATCGGCGTCAGCAACCCCCACCTCTACCAGGCATTCAAGCGATAGGAGCAGACATGAGCACGATCTACATTGCAGGTCCCATGCGGGGCATCGCGGAGTTCAACTTCCCCGAGTTCGACCGGGCAGCCGACTTCCTCTGGCACAACGGCCACCATGTCGTCAACCCTGCCGAGCACGACCGCGACGGCGGGTTCGACGCCAAGGGCATGACCGGGCACGAGGACCTCACTGCCTATGGGTTCGACCTCCGCGAGGCACTCCAGTGGGACCTCCGAGAGGTCGCAGCGGCGGACGGTGTGGCCGTCCTGCCGGGTTGGGAGAAGTCCTCCGGCGCACGCGCTGAGGTGGCACTGGCACACGCCCTCGGTGTGCCCGTCGCCTCCGTCGAGCAGTGGTCCTTCCCCGAGGCCGTCCGCGAGTACGTCAAGGCAGAGGCACCGCGCTCGGACAACGCCAAGCCCAAGACGCAGATCGTCGGCCTGAACGGCTTCGCCCGCTCGGGCAAGGACACCGCCGCGCAGGGCCTCGCTGTCCACGGCTTCACCCAGCTCGCCCTCGCGGACCCGATCCGCCAGTCCATGCTCACCCTGAACCCGCTGCTTCCCTCCGGCCAGCGTTTCTCGGAGGTAGTCGAGTACCACCTCGGGGACTGGAACGCCTGCAAGGCCGACCCCGAGGACGGCGGGGAGTTCCGCAAGCTCATGCAGCGCTTCGGGACGGAGGTCGGGCGCGAGCTGCTCCGGGACAACGTGTGGATCGACCTGCTCGCAAAGCGCATGGAGGGATTCAAGCGTGTGGCCGTCTCCGACGTGCGCTTCCCGAACGAGGCCGAGTGGGTGCTGTCCCAGGGCGGCGTCGTCATCGAGGTCGTCCGCCCCGGCGTCGGGGCTGCCAACGGCCACGCCTCCGAGAAGCCTCTCCCGCGCCACCTCGTCACCCACACCATCCACAACAACGGAACCATCGAGGACCTGCACCGCAAGGTCGCCCGCGCTGCACTGGCGGCGTCATGAGGGCTTACATCTCCTCGGACAGCGCCATCACCCCCAAGGCGCTCGACATAATCCGACACTGCAAGGGACTTGCCCTCGGGGACTCGGTGGAGCTTGACCTGCGCCCGGTGCCCGAGCGTGTCCTACCGGCAGGTGCCACGGTCCTCGCGTTCGGCAAGTACCGCCCGCAGGGTGCAGAGCGGGTCGTGCCGGCACCGTCGATCCCCCAGGTGCTCACCAAGGCCGACATCATCACCCGGCTGTGCAATGTGTTCACCCTGCTGGCCCAGCCCCCGGAGCTGCCGCCGTTCCGCTACTCGATCTGCGACCCCGGCGACACTGAGGTTCTCCTCTCGCGGCGCGACGAGGTGTTCGCAGTGGACCTCGAATGGTCCGGGGACGACGACCGCCCCGCCTACGAGCGCGTCCTCGCCATCTCGATCCACGACGGGCGCACCAGCTACGTCATTCCCGAGGATGTCGTCCCGCTCGTCTACAAGGAGATGTGCGCCTTCCTCGAAGGCAACGGAATCGTCACCGTCAACGGCAAGGGCGACCTGTCCTACTTCCCGGACGCCAAGGTCACCAACCACTTCGACGCCCAGCTCGCCCACTACGTGCTGTTCCCGGCTGCCGGGGAGCACGGCCTCAAGCCCGTGACCAAGAAGTATTTCGGGTTCGATGACTGGGACGAGCCCGGCAAGCGGTACACGCCCAAGGCCAGCTACGACACCTACGAGAGATACGAGGACGGCTCCTGGCACGACGCCCGCGAGTATTCCTCGGGCTCGGGCTTCGAGCGCATCCCGAGGGAGATGCTCTACGAGTACGCCGGGTTCGACACCTACGCGACGTGGCACTGGTACCTGCGGATGAAGGAGATGCTCGCCGCCGACCCCGACGCCATGCGCGCCTTCCAGAAGCGGATGCGCCTCTCCGACCTGTTCATGCAGGTCGAGGGGCACATGTTCCGCGTGGACGTGCCGCACCTCGAAGCCCTCGGGGAGAAGCTGGAGAACGAGCGGGAGGTGCTCACCGAGCAGCTCAACCGGATCGCCGGGCAGCCGATCAACTCCAACTCGCCCAAGCAGGTCAAGGACTGGTTCCATGCCCACGGTGTGCCCGAGCTGCCCAAGCAGAAGGTGACCTCCGGCCCCAAGAAGGGGCAGATGCAGGAGTCCACCAACGAGAAGTCAATGCAGGAGATCCTCGGCGGCACACACCCCGAGGAGGTCAAGGCGTTCGCATCGAAGCTCCTGGAGCTGCGCGGCAACGCGAAGGAGCTGGGCACCTACGTCAACGGCTACCTGAAGGCCGCAGACGAGAACGGGTTCATCCGCCCGACATTCAACCTCGCCGGCCCGGTATCCGGTCGCCTTGCGAACCGTGGGGCAGGGGTTATGACGATCCCGAAGGATGACCACCTCCGCAAGATGGTGATCCCCTCCGGGCCGGGGCGTGTGCTCGTGAAGCCCGACTACGGCCAGCTCGAACTCCGTATCGTCGCCGCCGAGTCCAAGGACCTCCGCCTCATCGCTGCGTTCCAGCCGGGGATGCCGGACTTCTTCGTCTCGATGATGCCCACGGTCTTCCCGGACATCGACTTCTCGGGCATGAGCCCCAAGGAGATGAAGAACTCCCCGCTGCGGCAGAAGATCAAGCCCTTCTCCCACGGCCTGAACTACGGGCGCGGGGCCAAGGCCATCGCGGAAGAGCACGGGATGCCGGTCGAGGAGGCCGTCCGCATCGCTGAGAACTACCTAGGCCCCGAGGGCACCGGGCTGCGGGCGTGGCAGGACGACCTGCGCTACCGGGCCACGCACGGGCAGGAGATCGTGACCCCCTACGGGTTCCACCTCCAGTCCGAGCTGGTGACGAGCAAGAACCGGGTCTCCGTGGAGAACACGGCGCTGTCCTTCCCCGGCCAGTCCATCGGCAACGACATGTGCCTCGAAGCGGCGCTGCGGATCGCCCCGAGGATCGCTGAGTACGACGCCTGGATCTTCGCCACGGTCCACGATCAGATCCTCGCGGACTGCCCCATCGAGCACGCCAAGACGGTCGGGGAGATCATGCAGTTCGAGATGGAGCAGGAGGGCCGGAACATCTACGGCGACCTGCTGGTGTTCGAGGCCGAGCCCGAGTACGGATTCGACTGGTCCCAGAAGATGGGGCCGAAGGAGTGGGACGACTGGCTGGCTGAGAACGGGTACTAGACCCTTGACACCCTAGTACGGTGGTGTGTAGGGTCAGGGTATCAACGAACCACAACACTAAGGAGCAGGCATGAAGGTTATCACAGAGCGGAAGATCTGCTGGCCCGAGTTCGACGCCGTATGCCTCGAAGGGGGATGCGGGTACTGCAACGACGGCGACTTCCACTCGCTGGTCGAGATCGAGAAGAAGGTCGAAGGCAGCGACCATCTCGGGAAAGCCTACTGGTGGGGCTACGCCCGCCAGTTCTGCAACGCCGACCTCAAGTTCGAGGAGGACGGCAAGAAGGTCCACGAATACGAGGTCGAGTACACGGAGCAGCGCACGCGCACGGTCAGGGTCGCGCTCGCCTCAAGCGGTGCCCTCGTGCAGGACATCACCGTGGCTACCTTCCGAGGCCCTGTCCGGCAGGCCACCCTGGCCGAGTGGGAAAGGGCAGAGGACGAGTGAAGCACCAGATCGGTTATGACGAGAGGTGGCCCGAGTTCGACCTAGGGACGCCCCTCAACGAGACGCCCGACCCCGATGACAAGTACATCGAACTCACGGACGAGGAGCTTCAGGACTTCATCCGGGTTCGCAAGCAGTGGTTCGATTGGCAGCAGCGCTTCCGTGACGCCTATGGGTGGGAGGACCTGTGACCTACGTCCTCGGCATAGATCCTGGCGGGACCACCGGACTCTGCCTGCTGCGAGTCCCTGACGGTGGTCGGGCCATCGTCGTCTACCTGCGTGAGATTCCGGGCGGCACACGGGGCATCATCGAGCACTGGCATCAAATGCTGGACTGGCCGAAGTACGTCGTGTACGAGTCCTTCGCGCTCGACGGACGAACCCCCAAGCCCGACCTCACGCCCGTCGAGATCATCGGCGTCCTGAAGTCGTTCGAGTACGCTCAAGCGGGCCGCACGCAGTTCACCGCGCAGCCCAACGTGCAGGGCAAGTCCCTCATGACCAACGACGTGCTGAAGCGGGCCGGGTACTACCCGGAGCGCGGACTTGTCAAGGGAGGTCACGGGGTCGACGCGATGCGACATGCCTTGACATATGTTGTCAAGAACCTGAAGCACCGTCCCACAATCGAGCACCTGTTCCCGAAGGGAGATTGAGCAGTGGAAGTTCAGAAGAGGGGGCTTGTACTGCCCTTCACATGGCAGGACTTGGGGTGGCAGTTCGACGCCGCCAACGGTATCGCCCGTTACCACGATGGCCGCAAGGGCCACTCCGAGCCCCGCGAGATCCCTGCCGACGAGCAGGCCCGCTACGAGGCGGCTCTGGAGGGCATGAAGGCCCTGGAGGCTTACGAGCACACGGAATGGGGCGGGCCGGACTACGGCACTGAGGTGCCGCCACCTCCCGACACCAAGTGGGTCTGGGACGACGAAGATGAGGGCTGAGATGGGCTACATTGTCCCCGTGACCGAAGAAGACTACTCCTACCACCACTGGGATCACCGTGCGCGACGGCAAGCGGGCCGGCGAGCCAGCGTACCGGCTGGTGTGCCAGTTCTGCCGGGTCTCCTTCGATGGCGGAAAGCACAGCGACAAGCCGTGTCCCGAGGCTCCCAAATGATCCCTGAGAACTCAGAACTTCGATACGGAGCTTTCAGAGGAGGTTGGGGTGGCTTCAGGAATCGCCTCATTGTCTTTCCCCCTCCGGTTGGATATGCTCGTCTAGTCCTTGACAGGTACGCCGACCTGGGGGCAGAGCAAATGGTGAGAAGAAGGCCCGGATCTGAAAAGATCCGGGCCTTCTGTTTTCAACTACGCTGTTCGCAGCAGTTCGAGGTCGTGCCATGTCCCGTCAGCGACGGTGAAGGCGAGGATGCCGTTCTGGGAGTTTCCCTCGCCGTTCGAGCGCTCCAGCCATGAGGAGCCCCGGTCTAGTGTCGGTGCCTGGAGCCACCAGCGGCCTCCGATGATGTTCTGCATACGCAGGTGGTGGAAGTGGGCCGTGACGATGATGTCGGCGGGCTGGAGCGGGTGGTTGCCGGCGAACTGCCCGGTGAGCCACTTGGGCACACCGTCCGCAGCACCGGAGCCCCGCGAGTAGTGGCCGTGGGCGAAGCCGACGCTGGTCCCGTTGACGGGGATCGTGACCGACACCTCGTGGTCGGTGGGCCAGACGAACTTCACATGCCCGAAGGCATCGGGGTTGTACTGCACGATCCGCTTGACGTTGGACATGGACAGCAGCCCGTAGTCGTTGTGCGGGCCTCCCACCGCGTGGCCGTTCTCGCGGACCTCCATGTGGTTGCTCGGCACACCGAGGACGGTGAGGTCGTCCACCTCGCGGGCGAGGGTCACCGTGGCGTGGGCCAGCAGCTCCGTGTGCAGGTCTAGCTGCTCGATGAGCTGGCGGTCGTTGGTCTGGGCCTGCGAGGGCGTGTTCTGGAAGTTCTCGGCCCCGTCCCCGAGTTCGGTCAGGACAGCCGAGGGGCAGCCGTTGCGGATGATGTACTTCCGCATCTCCTCGACGGCGACCATGAACTGCTCGACGGTCTCCTTGGTGCCGCCCCAGCGGTCGGTCTTGCCGATCTGGAGGTCAGCGATGTTCAGGACGGCGGGACGCCCCCGGCCCTTGCGGCTGTCTGCCTTGCGTGTCTGGGACTTGACCCAGCGGCGAAGCTCCGCGAGCGAGGGGCGCTCGATGTCCGCGAGTTCCTCGGTGCGTGCGACGAACTTGAACTTGTACCAATACTGGACGCCGGTCGGCCCCTGGTGCAGGGTCATGCGCTCCAGCACCACGTCCTGCCCCTCGGGCACCTTGTACCCGGTGGCCTCCTCGACCACCCTGCGGTAGTCCTCGGAGGCGACGGGCGCGGCCTTGATGACCGTGCCCGTCTGCTTCTCGAAGTCGAGCTGGGCGAGCGGGACCCGTGACGGCTCTGCGTGTGCCATGTCGTTCACGGCGTCCGCGAGGCTCACAGCCCGTCAACTTCCTGCGGTAGGTACGTTCTCCGGTAGGAGGCTACCGAGAGGTCCTTCACCACGTCGTGCCCGTACTCCTTGCGGAGCACCTTCGTGATGAACACGGAGGTCACGGAGCCATCGCGCAGCAGCTTGACGAGCGTCTCGCGGTCCTCGGAGTTCTCCTCCGCGAGCCGGTTCAGCAGCAGCTTCACACGGTTCTGCGTGGCGATCCCCGTACCTCGGAGTTCGGATACAGTGTCGGACAGTGCCATCGGGTTGCTCCCCTTCTCTCGGTGGTTCAGTCGGTCTCGGGCTGTGCGTCTTCGTCGGCGGGCGGCATCTCGCCGCTCAGCCACCACCCGCCCCTGCAACAGGGCTGGAAGTGCGGGGCTGGCTCGACCTCGACGGCGGTCATGTCGTCGGAGGCTTGAGCAGGCTGGCGATCTGGGCCGCAACCGCAGTCGGGTCCGTGGGCTTGGCCTCGACGGCGGGCGTGCGGAGCGGGTCCTTGGCGTACCAGCCGGTCACCCCGTTGAGGATGGAGAGGCCGACGCCGAGGACGAAGAACTTCCACGGGCCGAGGAAGTTGAGCATCTCAGGGGTGATGGCGCTCGCGTTGGACACGACTGCGCTCAGGACGACCCCGAGGATGACGGGCCAGAGGACCTTGGGGGAGAGGGGGTTGTTGCTGTTCACGGTTTAGGCTCCTGTCGTGGTGTTGGACTTCATGCGGTTGTAGAACTCGTTGACGACTGCGGTGGCGAGTGCCTGGTTGTCGATGGTGACGTTGATCGGCACACCGGCCACGGCGGTCTTGACTGCGGCGTTGACGGCGACCGGGATGGAGGCGTTGAGCGCGTCCACCTTCTTCGAGAGCGCGTCGGTCTTGTCCGACTGGACCTTGAAGTTCTGCGGCAGTGCCGTGATCTCCTGCCGGGTGGACGTGGGGATGTTGGTCGGCTTCCAGTCCGGGCCGAGCTTGAGCAGCGGACGGTCGAGGAGACGGTCGGCTGCTGCGTTGAGCAGCTTCCCGAGCCCCGTCTTGGAGCGCAGGACGAACCAGACATCCCAGAGGAGTTGGCGGGAGCCACGGGTCTGGAACCCGTTGTCCGCCAGCACGATGTCGTCAAAATCTGCCATGATCGTTTCCTTCTCAGATGGGGAGCGGGATACCCAGCTCGATGCTGAAGAACTTCTCGTCGTCCGTGAGTTCCTTGATCGGGGCCACGGAGGAGGCGTCGGTGCCCGTAGCGCCGGCCAGCGCGTCCCACTCGGCTGCGCCACCCTTGAGGAACACGTTCAGGTCGAGCTTGCCGGGCCAGCCGGGCAGGTAGCCGGTGGAGGTGAACTGCCAGAACTCGGGGTCGCCTCCGGGGATCGGGGCGCGTCCACCGGGGACGTTGTAGCCGTCGATGCGGGTATCCCCGAGCACGTAGGCCGACTCCCAGATGAAGAAGCCGTTGTCCCGGAGCGGCTGGTAGATGCCGTCCTTGATATTGGTGAAGGGGCCGTACATGCCGACGCCGGGGCGACCAAGACGGGAGCGCACCGTGTCGCAGAACTGGTACTGCCAGGCGACATTGCGCGCGTTGCCGGTCTCGTTGTCCAGCGCGTAGAGCGTGTTGGCCGGCAGCAGGTCCTTGTAGTGGTCGATCATCGTCAGGAACCACTCGGACTCCTGCTGCACGGTGCCGGGTGTCCCGTCGTTCTCGAAGTGGTAGGCCATGATCCGCTTGCCGCTGTCCACAGCGGACTGGATCTGCTCCCCAGCGTGTGCATTGCCGGAGTAGATACCGCCGGAGAGGTAGATGCCCACGAAGTCGCATGGCACCACGGACAGGTCGATGCCTGGCTGATAACCCGAGATGTCGATGCCGTAGAGCATGGCTAGTGCTTCACCAGCCACTCGATGGCAGAGATGGCCGACGCCGAGGTGATGACGGCCCCGGTGAGCGAGGTCCAGAGCGTCTTGGGCGAGATGGTGGACTTGTTCTCCTGAGCCCGGATGCGGGTCTCGTGGTCGTTGAGACGGTCCCCGTGGTCCTTCAGAACGATGTCGAGCTTGGTCTCTATGCTCGTGAGCCGCTCGCCCAATGTAGAGGTAACGCCCCCGGCAGGGATGTTCACCTGCACGCCTGGATCAGTCATTTGGTGGTCCCCTAAGCCTGTGTAATGTGTTGACTACTCACAATTCTACCTTGACACAGGAAGTACGGCACAGAGAGGTCAGGGCAGGGGCGTCACGAGCCCAATCGAGAGCGTGCTCATCGACCAGTCCTCGGCCACGAGAGCGCCGGATGCGGGCTCCGTCCAGTTGGCCGAGGTGGGCACCGTCGAGTGCCAGTAGCAGTTGATCGAGTCGTTCACGTCGAGGTAGATGAACTTCACCGCGCTGGCCGTCGCCCAATAATACTGGTTGGCCGGGACCTCTCCGCCGCCGAACTTCTGGCCGTTCTTCAGGATGCGGAGGTTGATCGAGCGGTTCTGGTTCTCGGGCGCGTAGGTGTTCGCTCCCCACGAGGCGTATGCCGCGAGCGAGGCCGAGGCCGATACCGCGTAGATGCCCTTGGTCTTGATCTTGGCAATGCCGCCGTTGAAGTCCATGCCCATCACGTAGCACGGGGTCCCGGAGAGGATCTCGTAGGGGGTGATCTGCATGTCCTGGAACTTGATGCGCGTGCCCGGCTGGACGCCGGCAAGGAGGCCGACCTGCGTCTGCTGGAGGGTCAGTGCCGCGCCGATGCCGTTCTCGATGGAGGACGCCATCGCTGCGAGGTACTGCGTGGGGATGTCGGGGGTGTTCTCGTCCGGGGTGACGATGCCCCAGGTGGGAGTCGTGTTGGGCATGGCTGCGTCCTTCCTAGACGGCTGTTCCGTTGGCGTCGGTGAACTCGGTGCCGTTCCAGAAGATCGGCTTCTTCAGGTCGGTGTCGTACATGACCGCGCCGAGCGTTCCGGTGATGGCCCCGAGCGCGATGGCCTCGTTCATCACGGCTGCGGTGGGGCGGTTGGCAGTGGAGGTGAGCGGGAGGATGAAACCCTTCGGAGCCTTGGAGACTCCTACCAGCACGTCGCCGTAGAGTTCGACGTTGCCTCCGATGAGCTGGACGCTCGTGTAGTAGTTGTCGCCGGAGTCGTTGGAGTAGCTCTCCAGATAGGCGAGCCGGTCCTTCGAGCTGCCAGCCGAGGCGGCGCTCTGGCTCGTCCCCGCCGTGCCGAGGTAGAGGTTCGAGTACGAGGTGCCGGCGTGCGCGCTGAGCATCATCTCGCCGCCCTCGTCGTAGGCGATGAAGGCGTAGCGCCCGCTCGCGTCGGGAGCTGCCCCGTGTGCCAGAGGTGACCAGCCGTAGTAGGTGCCGCTGAAGTCGTAGATGTAGTCGTTCTTGTCCGGCACGAAGTCTGCTCCCTGCGACACCGGAAGGTCCTTGGCCTGCCACGCCTGCTGGCGCTGGTTCCAGGTGAGCACCTGCTTGTCCGCCACGTTCATCGTGTCCGTGTCCGCGAGGCCGGAGAGCTTCTGCTGGACAGGGCTCGTGGCGGCGGGGGAGTCCGACTGCACGTTGATGTTCTTCTGCGGGTCGCGGGGGTCGATGCGGAGGTCCTGCGCCATGCGGGCACACAGGGCCTTGAGGGTCGCCACCTCGTCGCGGAGGGCGTCCATCTCGTCGGCCCACTTCTGCGAGCCGGCAGGCAGGTCGCGGTGGGTTGCTGCCATCATGCGCTCCTTTCAAGCGGCGAGATCTCGGCCTCGCGGATCGTGCGGCTCGGGCGCTGGCCCACCAGCCGGTTCGGGAAGAACGCCTCGGTCATGCCCACGGTGGTGTGCGCCTGCCCGGTGCCGGAGACACTGGACTTGCCCTGCTGGGCGTCCATGAGCCGCACGGCCCGGTTGCCCGCGCTGAAGACCGACCCTGCGGGGTACACGCCGAGGGCGGTGGGCGCGTCCGCCTGCCCCGGCACGTCCACGGTGTAGTCGCAGAACCCGGCGCTGTACTGGGCAGCCATCGCCATCGCCGTGCCGTACACCTGCGCCGGGCCGGAGCAGAACGGGGAGTCGAACACCTTGTCGAAGCCCTCGCTCGCGTTGACAGCGCCCGTGCTGACGTGGACCTCCTTCGGGTCGTTCACGATGCCCGCCCCGCACACGTAGAGGGCAGCCCGGTCGCCCGCGCCCTCGGAGATGCGGTACGGGGCGCGCACGGTGTCCACGGTCGGGGCGATGATCCGCAGAAGGATCTCGCCCTCCTTGTCCGTCAGCTCGACCTCGACCTTGCCGCCGTTGTCGGCCCACCACTGCGGGGAGACGATGTAGCCGTCCGCGCCCGTGACCACGTACTCGCCCGCGCCCGTCTTGTAGGGGAACGGCTCGATTCCGTTCACGCACACGGGCTGGGACAGGGCGAGGATGGAGTTCTTGGTGGAGATGGTCGTCTCGAACACCTCGCGGGCCGCTACCTGGTACACGCTGTCCGCGCGCCACAGCAGCGCGTCGAGGGTGCGGGTCGCCTTGGAGCGCTGGTCCATGACCGCGACCTGCTGGAACTTGGCCCTCCGCTCGAAGCTCGGGGTGAGGTCCTTGAACTCGCTCGGGTGGACGAGCGCGTTGCTGCGGGGGGCGAGTGTGAGCTTCTCGTTCTGGAAGAGGATGTCCAGCTCGGCCACCGCGCAGAACTCGTTGAGCTTGTCCCAGACGTTGCCCTCGAAGCCGGATACGAAGTCCACGGACTTGAACCCGGAGGCGGTGAAGTCCTTCTGCACGGTAGGCGCGGCAGCCGGGTGCGTGTCCGCCACGGACAGGAACGTCCCGTAGCGGTAGCGGGTCGAGTCCCCCGTGTGCTGGACGCCGGTCAGGTGGAGCGAGGCGGGCAGGGCGATGGAGGAGAGCTGCACGGGGGAGGTGGCGTCCGCCGTGAGCCGCACGGCCCAGACCGTCTCCCCGATCTTCTCCAGCGAGGCGTAGGCCCAGCCGGACCCGGCGAGCGTGGCCGTGGAGAGCGCCGTGCCGTTGTAGGAGACCGTGACCGCCGTGCCGGAGACCGCGAGGGTGAGCGTGTGCCCGTTGTCGAAGATGAAGTCGGTGGTGCCGTTGCCGGTGCCGGCGAAGCCGGACCCGAGCACGATCCTCCGCGAGCCGGTGAGCGCGACCGGGACGAAGGGCTGCTTCTCGTTCTTCTTCAGCTCGTGCACGGTGCACAGGCTTGCGGAGCCGTAGGCCAGCACCCGACGACCGGAGACGGTGGCGGCGGTGTAGGACTGCTCGTAGAACTTCCGCGATCCCAGCCCTGCGCCGTAGCCGAAGCCGTGGCCGTAGCCGGAGGCGTAGAACGCCACGTCGCCCTCGATCACGTCGTAGGGAATCCCCGCAGTCTGCGTCCAGTAGTCCACCGCCTCGGCAGCGGTCGTCGTGCCAGCGGCGGCAGGCATGTGCGGGAACAGGCGCAGGTCGCGGTTGAGCAGGGTCAGCGCCGTGTCGATGGTGAGCGGGGCGCGCTCGGACTGCTGGGGCAGGGAGAGCTTGGTGACCTCGCCCTTCCAGGTGCCGATGGCCCCGTGGCTGACAGTGGCCTGCGCGCCCATCGCGGCCTCGGGACGCTTGCCCCGGATGAAGGTCGCGGACACGCTCGGCACACCACCGTTGCCCTGCGAGGGGTCGAGCGAGGTGGCTGAGGAGTGGACCGTGAAGTCGGAGAGCTTGCCGAGCGGCTGGTCCTCCAGAGGAGTCGGGGGAGCGTCGTAGACGAGTTCGGCGTACAGCCCACCCTCGGAGGACAGCCCAGCGGCGACCGTGATGGGCGGGACGACGTAGGCACCGACCGTGCCCGTGCCGGAGAGGCTGGCGGAGATGGCGGAGGAGCCGGTGCTCGCCACGGACGCGCCGAGGGCACCGCTGCCGGACAGGGGGGCCGAGAGGCTCTGCGCCTGCTCCAGTGTCGCGCCCAGCGTTCCCGTGCCGGTCAGCGCCACGGACATGGTGACGGCTCCGCCCGAGACGGCGGCGGACAGTGCCCCGGAGCCCGCGAGGTCTGCGGACAGGGACGGCGAGGCCGTGGCACCGAGAGATCCGGAGCCCGTGAGCGCAGCGGAGAGTGCGGGGGACACGGAGGCACCCACGGTGCCGCTGCCCATGAGGGCAGCGGCGACTGTCGGGGACACCGAGGAGGACAGTGTGCCTGTGCCGGTGAGGGGTGCCGAGACCGGGCCGGGGGTGAGCGCAGCCGTGAACGCGCCGGAGCCCGTCAGGTCGGCGGAGATCGTGTTGGGGTCGCTCTGGGTGGCCGTCGAGGTGGAGGCGTTCGGGGTTCCTGTCCACGCCGTGGTGTACCCGGCCAGCGTGGTGGAGCCGTCGAAGTAGTCCGCCACGGCGGACGCCTGCTCGACCAGCACCGCGTCCATGTAGACGTTGGTGTTCCCGATGGGGGCGAAGGACATCTTGGCAGCGCCGGACGGGACCGTGACCGTCGAGACGATGCGGGTCCATGTTGTCCCGTTGACACTCGTCAGGCCGGGGTTTCCGTTGTCGCTGAGGAAGCTGTTGGACGAGTTCAGCCAGACGCTTCGGATGCCGACGCTGCCGGACGACACGGCCTTGGCGTAGAAGCTGATCGTCCAGACCTGGCCGGGGGTAACCGGCCACGCCGAGGATGTGCCGGTGTTGGTGACGCCGTTGAACCCGTAGGAGATAACAAGCGCGCCCGAGGTCAGGACGGATGTCTTGGCGCACTTGGACCCGGACCAGAAGGTGGTGGTATCGACGGTAAGGGTGCCGCCGTTCATGGTCGTCCACCCGGTGGTATCAACCTCGAAGGACGGGTTGATACAGATGTTGGTTCTGGTCGTCACCCCGGCTCCTTTCCTTCGCCCGCAAGCGCGTCAGCCGGTCAGGGGCGATGCACCCCTGACCGGCTAGAGGGATAGGTCAGGACTGGGTGTAGGTCCAGTTCGCGGTGACCGTGTTCTGGCCCGAGACCGTCACGTCCGCGTTGTCCACCCAGCCGACGAAGTTCCCTGCGGTGGCAGCGTCGAAGAGGCCGACCGAGGCGACGGTGGTGGAGGCGGGGATGTCCCAGACGACAGAGGCGGACGCGGCACCGGCAGCGCCGTTCGTCCAGGTCACGGCCTTGCGGGCGTAGGCCGGCGAGCCGCCCGAGACCTCGGTGCCGGGGGTGTCGCCAGAGGCAGCCGTGGTGAACGCGGCGGCGTAGAGGGCAGCTCCCGTGATGGCGTTGCGGGCAGCGTTCTTGCCGTAGGAGGTGAGGGGCATTGTGACAGTCCTTTACTGCTCGATTTCAACCATGTCAAGAGCTAGACCAATCCTATCAAATGTCCGTGTGACAATGTTTCCCGACAGGGCACCAGACCACAGGACTGCGCCCACGCCGCGTCCCGGAGTCTTGCTCGGGGCCTGCGCCACGGAGGCGTGCGCCACCGTCAGGGAGCCGCCGCTGGGGACACGGAGCCCGAGGCGCACCGCCTGGTAGCCGGTGTCCGGGGCGAGCGCTACGCCAGCCGGGGAGGACGTGGGCACGTAGTCCGGCAGGGACTCCCAGACCCCGGCATCGGTCAGCCGTTCCAGCGTGATCCCCGCGCCGCCCGAGGCCGAGCCCCAGACCATCACGGACACCGGCACACCGGGGGAGAGTGCGACGGTCTGCTTCACGCCCAGCTCGGGGAACGTGCCGGGGTTGGCGAAGTTGGCCGCGAGCCCGTCCAGACCGGCCCCGGAGACCACTAGGGGCTGGCACCACGAGCCGGCGACGGCGTGCAGCATCGAGGACGTGGCCCAGCGGGTCGGCAGCAGGTTGTCCGTGTCCCGGTAGTTCGGGTCCAGCACATAGAACGGGCCGGTTCCGTAGACCCCGTTGTAGAGGTCCACGAGGTTCGACAGCCCCGGTGTGCCACCCTTCCAGCTCATCTTGTAGCTGCGGTACGGGGTGGGGGAGAGGTACACGCTGCGCCCGCCCGAGATCAGGTTGGTGACCTCGGCGGTGCGCTCCATGTTCCAGTTCATCCCGGACTCGGGCCACGGCACGTCGAGGAAGTTCCCGAGCGGGCCGAGCTTCATGGTGCTGGCGGTCATCGCGCGCCTTCCTTCTGGAGTTCCCTGTTGCCCTTGTTCGAGGCCCGCGCGATCTCGCGGCTGTCCACCATCACCTTCACGTCCGCCCCGATGCCGGAGACCAGCTCGCGGAACTGCTCGGCGGTGAACTCAACGAGCATCGGACCCGAGGCCCCGCCGCCACGGTGGCCTCCGCCGACCGAGCCGCCGAAGTTGAACCGGGGCAGCGACAGCGTGCGGATCTTCTCCATGAAGTCCACCCCGTAGTAGTCCACGGCCTCCTGCGGCTCGATGAACTCGCGGGAGCGGACCTGCACGACGCCCTTGCCGTCCACATGCGCGAGCATGTTGTCCTTGCGCGGGTCGCTCGGCGGGGTGCCGGGGATCAGGCCACCAGAGGCGAAGCCCTTCGTGCCGTTGCCGATCTTGACGGTGCTGCCATCGGAGTTGGTGAAGGAGCGCTGCGCGGCCCACAGCCCGTCGTTGAGCTGGTTCATGTTGAAGTCCCAGTGCACACCGACAGTGACCGTCTTGTCCTGCGTGGCGTTGTCGAGCGCGGACTGGAACTGGCCGAGGTCCCCGAGCGCGCCGGAGCCGCCAGCCCCGTCAGCGCCGGGGGAGGTACCGACGTTCGCCGTGACCGTCGTGGGCTTGACGTAGGGGATGCGGTTGATTACGTCGATGTAGCGCCCGAGGTCTCCCGTGAGGTTCTGGACCGCAGCCTGGTTGAAGCCGATCTGCCCCACGTCCCGCTGGAACTGGCCGTTGAGGTTGGAGGCGAAGGCACGCACCTGGTCGATGGTCGCGCCGTTCTTGGCGTAGGCCACCGTCATGTCGTTCATCTTCTGCTCCAGCGTCCGCACCGCCTCGCGGTTGGCAATCGCGGCGTCGGAGTAGCCGGTGAGCAGGCCGATGCCCGCCTTGATCGTCGCGGCGTCCTTGTTGTTGGCGTCGATCTCCTTCTGCTTGGACGCGGCGTTGTCCAGCGCGGTCTGGGCCTGGTTGCCGTAGTCGGCGGCGCGGGCCGTCTCCCCGTACTTCAGCGAGATGCCCTGCTCGATCTTGGCCTTGCCCGCGTCGATGAGGTCCTTGTTCCTCTCGTCGTTGAGCTGGCGGGTCTTGGTAACGAGGTCATCGACCTTCTTCAGGTCGTCCTCGCGCGTCTTGGCGATGGCGTTGAGCTGCTTGTGGTAGGCGTCCGTGGCCTCCTGAAGCCCGTACTGGCGCTCGAAGGCGCGGTCGAGGCCCTGCTTCAGACGCGAGGCGTAGTCGTCGGCGGCTGCGGTGGCCTGGTCGATGCCGTTGCCCGCGTCCTTCCATGCGTTGGCCGTGTCCTGCCCGGCCTGCTTGCCCTTCTTGCCCGCCTTCTCGGCGGAGGCAGCGGCCTTGTCCGCCTTGGCGGCAGCGTCGTTGTAGCCCTGCGCCATGTTGGCGAGCGCGGGCATGGCGGCGGCTGCGGAGGAGCCAGCGGCAGCCGCGACCGGGGCGGCACTGACCTGCGCCGGGGCAGCGGCGACATCCGGGAAGCTGTAGCCGCCCGCCTTGTAGGGGATGCCCTGTCCGGGGACGATGCCCTTGGACTGCCCGATGTACTTGGCGAGGCCCGGAGCACCGGAGGCCGCGATGGAGTTGATGGCGCTCTGGAGGGCGGAGAGCTGGCTGACGGCGTAGTTGTAGAAGTTCTTGACGTTGGTCGTGGCGGCGGTGGTGTCCGCGTTGACCGCAGCCTTGTAGGTGCCGTTGACGATCTGCGTGATGTAGTCCTGCATCGCCTTGGCGTTCTTGTTCGCCGGGTCGGTCAGGGCATCGAGGACTGCCTGGTAGGGCATCCCCGTGATCGTGGCGAGGTCGTGTGCCAATGCCTGGATCTTGGTCGAGGCTTCGTCGGTGCTGGCACCGATGGCGAAGTTCATCCCGCGCTGGTCACCGATGAAGGTGGAGATGGCATTGGCCGCAGTGACCGCTGCCTGCTGCGCCTGCGCGACGTTGACCGTTGCCTTCACCGGCACACTGGGCGGGTTCGCGGCAACGTCCGCGCCGATGGCCGAGCGGAAGCCGTCCACCGTCTGGTGGGCCAGCCCCTCGATGGGGCCGAGCTGCCCGCCCATCGCCTGCGTCTTCTTGATAAGCGCGTCCACGAAGTCGGAGTAGCCCTTGGCAGCCTCGTCCGAGGTAGCCTTGCCCGCCTGCTGGAGCTGCGCGTAATACTTCTGCGCGGCAGCGAGGGAGTCCTCGAAGTTCTTGACGTTCGCGCGCCCGTCCACGTTGTTGCCGAAGGAGCCCGACTTCTGGAGCCCGGCACCGAGCTTGTTCATGGAGTCGCCCACAGCGGCCTCGGCATCGACCGTGCCGAAGATCGTGTCGTTGAGGGCCTTCAGAGCCTTGTCGAGGTTGTCCGCCGCCGATGTGGTGTCGTCAAGGTTGCCCGAGGCGTCCGCCGAGGAGATGCCCAGCGCCTTCTCGGCGGCGGCGAGCTTGTCGGAGGACTTGGAGGTGGTGTCGGCGGCGTCGGCCATCGCGGCGAGCTTGTCGAGCAGGACGGCGGTGTCGCCCTCCCACGTCCCGACCGATCCGATGAGCTTGTCCCCGACGATCTGCTTGCCGTTGTCCCGTGCGAACTGGAGCACCTCTGCCCGGAGGTCTGCGATCCCCTGCTTGCCCTTCTGCATGGCGGAGACGACCTTCGTCATGTCCAGTCCAGAGCGGTCGGCAAGGTCAGCGAGGCTCTTTCCCCACTCCCCGAAGAGCGGGGTGTCCCCAGCGCCGAGCTTGACGCTCTTGAGCTGGTCCACGATGGCCTGCCCCGCCTGGTCGCCACCCTTCGCCATCGCCTCACCGATGGCCTGTCCGGCGTCCTTCGCGGCCTGCTCGGCGGACATGAGCGCGCCGACGAGCCCGACACCGAGCATGGTGATGAGGCCGGGGAGCCCTCCCGCTAGGGAGAGCAGGGATGCGCCGGCAGCCTTGATGCCGGAGCCGAAGCGGGACGCGGCACCAGTGGCCCCGGTCATGGAGGTGGTGGCACCTGCGGTGGCTGCCTGCGCCGAGCGGAGGGAGCCGTTGGTGCTCGACACGGCAACGCCGAGTGCCTTGATGGCCGAGGCGTCCTTCACCATCGCGGTGGCCTGCTGCTCCGTGGCACCCTTCGCCATGAGCATGTTGACCGAAAGCTGCTTCATGAGCCCGGAGACGTTCAGAGTCTCGGCGGCGGAAGAACTCATGGCCGAGCGCATCGAGATCATGCCCGCGAGCACGTACGCCTGCGCGGCCTTGATGCCGAGGAAGACGCCGGTCACGGCGGCGAGTCCGAGCAGGACGTTGATGAGGATTTTGACGGCGGGTGCCTGGTCAGCGAGGTCGGTGATCCACTTCACGGCACCGGAGAGGGTGTCGATGAGCCCGGCCAGCGGGGCGAGCCCGCCCCGTCCCAGCGAGTCCGCGAGGTTCTGGAAGGCGTTGGTGAGGACCTGGATCTTGGCCGCGACGGTCTCGAAGACCGGCTTGGACATGTCGTTGAGCGCGTTGCCATCCGCGAAGGCGTTGGAGGCCGAGGTCATCGACTTGGCGAGCGTGTCGTAGCCGACCGCGAGCTTGGTCATGGCGGACACGTCGCGCACGGACTTGATCCCGAGCGCGTCGAACGTGGTGGTGAGGTTGCCGCCCGACTTGTAGATGTCGTTGAAGCCCTTGATCATCTGCTGGAAGAACGCGGACGGGTCGGTCTTCCACAGGTTCGCGGCCTGCTCCTGCGTGACACCGAGCAGCTTGGCGTAGGCGGCGAGCGACTTGCCGCCCGAGGCCATGTCACGGTCGAGGTTGGCGAAGACGCGGGTCAGCGTGCCACGGGCAAGCTCGGGCTGCACACGCACCGAGGCGAGGGCTGCGGCGAGGCCGATGGTCTGGTCAGCCGTCATGCCAGCCGATGCGCCGAGCGAGCCGATCTGGTTCAGCATCGAGGCAATCTCGGGGTCCGTCGCCACGGTGTCCGCGCCGACGCGCGCGATGGATGAGCCGACCTTGTTGAAGAAGTCAGGGATGTCGCCGGCTGCGTTGAACGCGGTATCGAGGCGACCGAACAGCGAGGAGGCGGTGTCGGCGGCGACACCCGTGACCGCGACGAACTTGGCCGTGACATCGGTGAAGTCCGAGAGGGCCTGCGTCGGAATGCCCATCTGCGCGCCGAGCTGGGCGATCTGGGTGAGCTGGCCGAAGGAGACCGGCACCTGGTCCGCGATGTCCTTCAGCGAGGAGCGCAGGTTCTCGTTCTCGGTGGCGGTGGACTCGGTGACGCGGATGACCTGCGCGAAGTCCTTCTGGTAGGACGCGGCCACGACGGCGGTGGCCGTGGGGATGGCCTCCAGCCCCAGCGCCATCGTGCGGTAGGTCGCGCCCACGTCGTAGAGCAGGTAGCGGGTGTTGGAGAGGTTGTCGGTGAGTTCGAGCTGGCTCTGGGCGGCGCGGCGCGTGGAGTTGGCAGCCTGGTCCTGCGCCGTGCTGTGCTGCTGGGTAGCCGTCGCGGTCTGCCGGGTCGCCTCGGCCAGTGCGCTCTGCGTGCGGACGCTCTCCGTCGCGGCGCGTGCGCTGGCGAGGTTCGCCTGCTGGGATGCCTGACCGGCGCGGGCCTCGTTGAGGGCCTGCCGTCCAAGGGACTCGGAGTGCTGGTCGGTGGCCTTCTGCTCGGCAGCGGCAGCCTGCGCGTCCTTGAGCCGGGCGTTGGCAAGCTCGGTGGTGGCCTTCGCCGCCTGCGACTGCGCTGCGATGATCTTGGAGACGGACTGGGCGTAGGAGTTCAGGTCCCGCTCGCCCGCAGCCGTGGTGGCGTTGAGCTGGCGCAGTGTGCCGTCGAGTTCGCTGGCGGCGGAGCGCATGTTGCGAAGGTTGGCGACCGCGTTGGAGGTGGATACCTCGGCCTCGATCTTGTAGTCCGCACTGGACACTGGCACACCGCCCTACGTCAGAAGTTTACTGGACCCATTCTATCAATTGACTGGACTTGTAAATCTATGACTAGTCCTGTCGCTCGGCCTCGTGCCGCGCCTTGATCTCGGCCTCCTGCTGGAGCCGCTTGAAGAAGTCCAGACGGCCCGGAAGGGGCTCGCCCTCGATGGCGTTCTTGGCCCGGACCACCTTCGTCGTGCCGGGCCTCTTGTCCTTCTCCTTCTCCTCGGCCTCCTCCTTGTGGGCACACGCCTGGCACGTCACGTCCTCGCACTCGAACTCGATGTAGGAGTCAGTGGAGTAGGCGTGCCACGCCAGTACGCCGCACTTGGGGCAGCGGGAGTCCTCGATGACCTTGACAGCCTCGGCCACCGAGTAGTCGAGGGGGTGGTGCTTGTGCGGGTTCTTGGCCCCCCGCACGATGGCGGTGGGGGACCAGCCCCAGTCCTTGGCCGTGAGGACCTGCTGAACGACTTCCCTGTTGAGGGGGGCGCTCAGCGCTTCGACAAAAAATCCGAGTCCGCCTCGACCGCTGCGCGGAAGATGTGCTCGGAGAAAGTCAGCTCCTTCATGAGCCCGAGGACCTTGTACCACTCCGAGTCGTAGAGGTTGCCGGCGAGGGCCTCCACGTCCTCGACGCTCCAGACGTTGGTGTCCTCGTTGCCCTCGGAGTCCACGACCTTGTAGATGGACTTGGCGACCAGCTCGTAGTTGATGCCCTCGTTCCGCTCGCGGTTGCGCTCGAACTCCGCGAGGTTGAACGCCTCGTCGCCCTCGTCGCCCTCGGGGAAGTGGGAGCGGACGGCGAACTTGATGGCCTTGCGCCACTTCTGGTCGATGAGCTGGACCTGCTTGCGGGTGATGCCGCGCAGGTGGAAGGTCATCTTGGAGGCGAGCGATGCCTCGACCAGCTCGGCCTCCTGCGCCTTGAGCGCCTCGACCTCGGCCTCGGCCTCGTCGTAGCCCTCGGAGTGGGTGATGCCGCCGTTGGACCCCGCGCTGAGGGACTCGGCCTTCGCCTCCGCCTTGGCGAGTTCTGCCTCCAGGTACACGAGGCGGCGGGCCGAGTCACCATCGGTGAAGACCGTCACCTCGCCCTTCGCCATTGCCGCCCCACGGATGAAGGCGCGGGCGTCGAACTCTGCGGGCTTGGCGAGGAGGTCCTCGACGGTTTCGCTCATGGTGGCTGCTCCTAGCATGACTGTGGCCTGTGGGGTTGTTCCCACAGGCCACAGTCTACCAGTTTGTCACACGCTTGACAGGTCCGGTCAGGCGACCGCCGTCTTGTTCAGGTACATCTGGCCGTTCGGCTTGAACGGGACGTGCGTGCGGATCGGGGCGTTGTTCGCGCCGTCCAGCACCTCGATGTAGTCGTTGGTCACGAGGAACGCGGACACGATGTCGCCAGCGGCACACGCAGCGGTGGCCTTCTGGCCCTGCCGGGAGACGAGCCAGCCGGTGACGTGGCCGTTCTTGAACAGGTTGAACGCCGTGGTGTAGACGGTCGAGGGGACCGGGGCGTCGTTCGTGCCCGTGCCGATGGCATCGCGGAAGAGGTTCAGGTCCGCCTCGTAGTTGCCGATGGTCGGGGTCTTGACGTTGCCCTCGTCCACGATGGAGCGCGAGCTGTCCACCTCGGAGTCCATCGCGTTGAGCTTGAAGCCCGTCTCGATGGCGGCGGAGATGTTCACGCCCGCGTTGATCTCGGACGCCTTGGGGGAGGCCGGGGTCGTCAGGCCGGACTGCGGCACCCACCAGATCGTGGTGTTGGGGGACATCATCTTGTAGGACATGAGTCAGCCTTCCTAGACCAGTGCCTTGTGGAGGCCCATGAGGCCCTGCGGGTGGAACGTGACGGTGATCTTCACCGGGTTCTTGTCGGACACGATGTCCTGCGGGTTGTCCGGGATGAACTTGAACGAGTCCACCCGCTGCCCGGCAGCCGGGGCCGTGCCCTGCGGGTAGCCCACGCGGCGGACGAGGTAGCCCTCGACGTTGCCGTTCTGCGTGCCCGAGCGGAAGAACTGGAACGCGCGGTAGAACGCGCTGGAGGTGTCCGCGAGGTCGCCCTCGCGGAAGAAGGACAGCGAGCCCTGGTAGTTGTACGCGGTCATCGTCTCGACCTTGGCCGAGTCGCAGATCGTGGTGGAGCTGTCCGTGTCCGACGCGGTGGGGCCGAGCTTGTAGCCGGTCTCGATGGCGCAGGAGATGTCGGCGGCAGCGGTGAGCAGCGCGGCGGCGGGGGCGTTCACGTCGAACGTCGGGTCCGTGACCCACCAGACGCTCGTGTTGGGGGACATCATCTTGGGCATTGCTTAGCCTTCCTCGTTGGCGGCGGTCTGCGCCGGGGCGGGTGCGGGTGTGCCGTACAGCGCGGCCTCCGCCGACGCCTGCGCCGCCTGGAGGTCCTCGGCGGTGGCCTCCCGGTACAGGTGCGGGAACGCCTCCTCGACGTAGCCACGGGGGACGAACTCGATCAGACCCGTGGGCCTGTGGACGGCGTGGATCAGATCATCGGATGCCATGAACACTCCTGTAGTCTTGTGTGTTACTACCATTGTAAAGCACTTGACACACAGTGGTCACTACAGGTCTGCGTTCACGGTGATCTGGTACGCCTGGTCCGCGCTGTACCTCGTGGGCGTGGACAGCTCGGAGATGGTCCCGACGCCCGCGAAGAACGCCGGCTCGACCTGCCCGCACTGCTGGTTCGGGACGAAGCCGACGAGCACACCGCGCACGATCTGGGAGAGCCTGCGGGCGTCCCGGTCGGACTCGGCCACCGAGGAGGTGGTGAACTGGCCCTTCACGGAGTCGTCCTGCGCGCCCGTGATGCCCTGGTGCCGCTGGAGCCCGGCCTCCCCGAGGAAGCTCACGACGAGGTACGGGCGGGTGTACTGGTAGCCGTCCGGCATGTCCCCGGTGAAGATGTCCACCTTCGACAGGGTGGGCGCGCTGCGGAGCTGCGCCTCGATGGCGTCCTGCGCCGCGAACCAGTCTGCTATCGCCATCTCACTTGTTCCTCTCGCTGATCCGCCACGCCATGCCCGCCCGGAAGGTCGAGTCGAATACGTTGAACCCGTTCAGGAGCATGTGCATCCCCGAGCCGGAGGGCACGATCCCGGTCCCGTTCTCCTGGTCGATGAAGTAGCTCTGCTGGTTCGAGAGCCACCCTGCCTGCACGTCGCGCTTGCGCCCGCGCTTGGTCACCTTCGCGTCCACGGCGGCGAGCATCGCCCCGGTCCAGACGCGGTTCGGCTTGCCGGGGCTCAGGGCCGAAGGCGTCTCGTTGATCGTGCGTACCATCTCGCGCTCCGCAGCGACCATTGCCTCCAGAGTCACGTCGTCCACGGCCTTCTCGAAGTCGTTGTCGATGGCGTCGATGTTGGCCTTGAACCGGGCCGTGAAGTCCGCCAGCCCGTTGAGCCCGCCCACTACGCCGGGTCCTTCGCGTTCTGGAAGCACAGCAGGGTGATGTCCCAGTCGTTGGAGCTGCCGGCCCAGCCGCGCACGTAGCAGACCAGCCCCACGAGGTCGGGGCGGTCGGGGCAGGCAGTGACCGTCACGCGCAGGTTCGAGACCCACTGCTTGCCCGCAGCGAGGGAGCCCAGCGGGATCTGGACGCGGATGCGCTGCTGGTCGGCGGCGTCGTGGATGAACTCGCGGCGGACGGTGTGCGCCACCTTCTGCACACGCGCCTTGCCCTCGTAGAACAGGTCGGTCGTCTCGGAGGTGGTCCCGGCGTCGAAGTCGTAGGACGGTGTGCCGGGAAGCTCGATCCGCACGGTGGCGCGCATGGCGGACTCCACCACCGGGGCGTGCGCCTTCGCCCAGTCGGGGTGGAACTGCCCCCGGTTCAGGGCCACAGCGAGCCCGGCCCGGAGTAGGCGGACTGGCCGTAGCCGCCGAAGACGGGGACCTCCCACCACGGGTGGGCGATCTGGAAGTCCGAGATCTCCACGGCGATGTCCTGGTCCAGGAGCCGCTGGCCCTCGGTGCGGAGCGCCTGCGCGTGCAGCCGCAGCGCGTTCGCCACGGATGCGCCGTCCGTCTGGAGGTCCTCGGTCTTGATCTTCTTCGAGACCAGCGCCTCGTTCGTGGCGAGCATGTCGATGCACGCGGCGGCGGCGAAGTAGATGGTCTCGAACACGGACAGGTACACGCCGAGCTGGTCGTCGGAGAACAGGTAGGCCGTGGTGTCGGTGCCGGTGGCGTACTCCGGGTGCTGCTCGGTGTCGTTGATGAGCACACGGAGCCTGCCCACGTCGGTGGTGTAGTCCGGGGGGAAGATGTCGGCCATGCGATGTCCTCTCAGATGCAGAGATGCGGCTGCGGTGGGGGAGCAGTCCACCGCAGCCGCATCTGTCACGGGGCGTTTAGCAGAAACCCCTTGCACAGCAGGAGGGAGGAGCAGTCCCTCGGCGCACTCTCAGTTTACAGCTATTGTCACTCGACTGTCATATTGGCTCAAATGGGGCAAGGCCCCGAGGGGGTGTGAACACCCTCGGGGCCTTGCGTTGGTCCGAGCCTAGGACCGTCAGACGCCGAACTGTGCGGGCGGCGTGGCAGAGGAGTTGCCCTTGGAGGCGAGCATTCCCACGTTGTAGACGAGCGACGAGGCGACCGTGTGGCGGACGCGCATGTCGATGGTGTCGTCAGCGAAGGAGCCTTCGAGGCCGGGAACGTCCGAGCCGTCGATGTACTGGCCGGTGTTGGCCGACACGCGAACGTCCGGGTTGGTGTGGCCCTTGAGGAAGCCCAGCGCGATGGACTCGCGCGTGGTGTCCTTGCCACCGTCCGGCACGAGGTACCAGGTCGTGGCAGCCGTGGCGGAGGTGTCGATGTTGGTCAGCCACTCGTCCACGGTCAGCTTCACGTCGGTGTTGCCCGGCTTGATCTTCGTGATGCGGGTGTTGGAGGAGTTGCGGACCTCCAGCTCGGTCGTACCGAGAACGGCCTCGGCCTGGTCCTTGAGGGACAGCGGCACGACGAGGCGGAAGTTCTGCACGTTCACGAGGCGCTTGTTGTAGACGCGCTTGCGGATCGACTTCTTCGCCAGCAGGAGCGAGTCGATGGTCAGGGGGTAGTCCTGATCGAAGTTCGTCGGGCCGGCCTGCGAGTCGTGCGCCGCGAGGCCGGTGAACGTGTTGGCGTTCGGGCCGGTCGGGGACGCGAGCTGGCGGGACGCCTCGGTCTGCTCGGTGTTGAGCGCGAGGTTGATGAGTTCCTCGGGGATGCTGGCGATGAAGCCCCAGTGGTCGTTCACGACATCCTCCCAGGTGAACGGCACACGGATACCGTTCTTGCGGGTGGAGATGGCGTTGACGCTCTGGGTCCAGCCGAGCGAGGGGTACTCGGTCGCTTCAGGGACGTTCGGCAGCGAGCGGTAGCCGGTGGCGACGCCACCGTTGGAGGCGAGGTTCGCCACGTCGTCCCAGTTGAACTCGCGGACGTTCTCCGGGCGGAAGTCGTTCAGCTCGTGGCGGGTCGCGTAGTCCTGCCACGGCTTGGGCGCATCCGCGTACTGCGAGACGAGCTGCTGGTTGAGCGAGGCGGTGAAGGTCCGCACGAGGTCCGAGGTCGAGATCGACTCGGAGAGGAACTGCGAGGACTCGTTGAGGACGGCGGACTTGATCGCGCCCTGCGCCACGCGGTCACCGTGGATGGCAGCGCCCCACAGCTTCGCGGCTTCGATGAGCTTCTTGGACATGTCAGCCTTCCTTACTGTCCAGCGGTGTTCGCGGAGATGCGGACGATGAGGTTGCCGGAGGTCGCCGTGCGCGCCTGGAGCGAGGTGCCCCAGATCTTGTTGCCGGTGGCCGTGGCGGTCAGGGCGTTGCCCGAGGTGATGTAGATGAGGTCACCGACAGCGACCGCACCCGTCGAGGCGACCGGCACGTTCCACGCGCCGTCCGTGGCGACCGAGGCGTAGCCCGCCTGGTTGCCCACGCCGCCCGAGGACTCGGTGACGGAGAGCCCGCCGCCGAGGTTCTTGGTGACGGTGACCGAGCCCTCGTCCGTGATGGCGATGGCGTTGAGGGCACCGATGCGGAGCGGGGAGCCGCTCGTGGTGCCGGTGGGGACCGGGAGGGAGATGTGCTGCCCGGTCTTGAAAACAGCGTTGGTAGCCATTCCAAGCCTTCCTTCGTGTGCTACTTACAAGAGTAGCAAAGTTTGTGACAAGTCTGTGAAGTTAGCGAGAGTGAACTCTCACCGTGCTGCACATTCGGCGGAGACTGCCTCCCGGCGTGACCGCCGAAAACCCCTGCAACGTGGGGAGATGGCGGATCACCCCCTAGGTCAGCCCCAGATGTTGCCGAGAGCGGCGGCGAGGTCGTCCTTGCCGGACGACTCCTGGAGGGCAGCGCCCTTGAAGCCGGGCTCGGCCTTGAGGGACTCCCGGATCTCGTCCGCGATGGCCTTCTCGCTCTCGATGGCGGCGGCGTAGTCGCCGTCAGCCTCGAACACGTCGAGCACACGGGCGCGGGCCTTGGCGGTGAGCTTGGCCTCGTCCAGCTTGGCGATGACCTCAGCGAGCTTCGGCTTGGCGGCGGACTCGGAGAGGCGCTTGGCCTCGTCGGCGGCAGCCTTGTCAGCCGCCTCCTGTGCCTCGAAGCGGTCGAGGATGGCCTTCTGGCCCGCAGCGAGAGCGGTCAGAGCCTCGGTGACTTCCTTGGGGAACTCCATGTTGGTTTCCTCTTTCGGGTTGGACTCTGCGCCACTCTCGGACGCAGGCTTGGCGGAGCCGGGGATCGCGGACTCCAAGATCTGGGTGAAGGCCCCGCCAGCTCCGGCGTCGGTGACGACATCGACGGAGTGGACCCTCGTGAACGCCTTCAGGACGCGACCGCCGCTGGCCTCGTCCACCTCGCCCTCGGCCCGGATCGAGAGGCCGATGGCACCCGCCTCGGCCAGCTCCTTGATGCGGGCGCGCTCGGACTGGAGGAACTGGACCTTCGTGTAGAGGTCCTTGCCGTCGTAGGTGGCGTCCTCGGTGAACCAGCCGATCACGTCGCGGAAGTCGCGCTCGGGGCGCTCCTGCCGCTCGCTCGCGCTCGGGTGGTTGGCGAAGACGCGGGTGCCGGCCTTGAACAGGTGACGGCCCTTCTGGAGCGTCTCCCTCGGGTAGTACGCGCTGGAGCCCTGGCGGTCGCCCTCGATGATGCGGACGGCGAAGGACTTGCCCGTGGGCTCTACAGCACGCAGCCCGGATGAGGCTTCTACGATTTCGGCCATGACAGTAGTTTACCAGCTTTGTCACATGTCTTTACAGGACACAGGTGCACAAGGCTACAGGGATGCGGGCACGGCAGCGGGGTCGGTGTCGGGCACGGACACCGCCACGGGGTTCGGCACGAGCCGGGCAAGCTCTCCCGGCCAGACCAGCTCGGACGGGCCGGGGAAGAGGTCGAGCCCTGCGGTGAGGAAGCAGGCGTCCACGAGCGAGGAGCAGATGTAGCCGAACCGTCGCACCAGCAGGGCCAGCGGCTCCTGGACGAGCGGCGGGATCAGGCCGAGGGAGTTCAGGCCAGCGAGCACGAACGAGGGCTTGTTGTAGGGGGCGTGGCGCTGCACGATTGCCAGCGCGGCGGCGGCAGCGGCCTCGCGCTGCTCCAGTGTGCCGACCTCGACCCACTCGATGCGCTCGAAGTGCTCGATGGGCAGGCGCTCCACGCCGGTCGGCTCGGCGGAGGCGCAGGTGCCGTCCCCGAGGTCGAGGACGGCGTGGTGGACGGGCGAGCCGGTGACGACGGTGATGAGGCGTGCCCAGAAGTCCGTGCCGCCCGAGACGAGGCCGATGCGGCCAATGGTGGTCATGTGTTCTATTTTACTGCTTCTGTCAGATCATATGACACGACTTGACAGGCCCTTGCCAGGCCGACGCGGTGGGCCTACGATTACTCCATTCGTTGTAGGAACTCCTGACGCAGGTCAGGACTTGGAGCAGGGGGCATCATGGGCGGATCGCTGGGCGAGCGGTGGGCAGCGGCACACGGGCTGAGGTTCGAGAAGCCCCGCAGCCGGACGCTGCTGGACCGGATGGCGGAGACGAAGGAGGCCGGGGACGAATCCCCGGCCTCCGAGTGCACTAGCGCATCCGACGCTGCCAGCCCGGTGTCCACACCAGGCGCAGCCAGAGCCTAGCCATTATCCGTTGGACCCTCGCGAGTAGGCGTGCTGGCCCATGTCGTTCCGGTAGCCGTTGTCCCCGTAGCTCGGGTTAGCGGTCTGCGGCTTGGCGTTGGTACCCTTGCCTCCCGGAGCGGCGCTGGGCTGTGAGCCCTGCGCGCCGCCTGCCGGAGTCGTTGACTGGTTCGGGAGGGTGTCCACGACGCCGCCAGCGCGGGCCGCAAGCTCCTGCGCGATGAGCTGGAACTTCATGTCCATGATGTCCGGCAGGGCATCCGGGTCCATGTCCTCGTCCTCGAACGCCGCCACGACCAGCTCGCGGATCTCCCCGTCCGAGAGGACGTGCAGCCCTGCCGCCTGTGCAATGGCCTGGATCTGGCGGTAGACCAGCTCCTTGTTGATCGGCGGGAACTCGACCTTGATGTCCAGCCCGAGCCACTCGAAGATCGACTCGAAGAAGACCTTGTTCGCCGCCTGCTCGGCCTCCATGACCTTCGCGTTGGACTCGAAGATCGTCTCGGTGGAGGAGCGGTTGGAGCCCTCGGAGTTCGCCATGAGGTCGCTCAGCGGCACGGACAGCGCAGCCGCCACGTACTCCGCGAGGGCCTTGCCGCCCGCGAAGTCCACCGCGCCAGCAGGCTTGCCGATGGCCTGGAGGTTCACGCCCGCGCCGAAGAACGTCCCGCCCGTCTGGTTCGGCAGGCCCGTGTACGGGTCGAAGCCGGGGGTCGAGTTCATCTTCGTCGCGGCGGACTTGGCTGCTGCTGCGGTCGGGGCCGTGGCCTTGAACGCGAGGCGGGCATACGCCTTCACCAGAGCGAGCTGCGTCTCAAGGTACTCCTTGTGCGCCCTCGCCCAGCCCATCGCGGGCCACAGCGTCGGCACGCCCCACTTCCACCCAACCTGCTTGTTCACGGCCCGGTGCGCTATGCGGGAGTCGTAGTCCACCGGGATGCCGCCGATGGAGGCGGGGCTACCGTACACCGCCTCGTCGTAGTCGATGGCCGGGTAGTACGCCTTCATCTCGTCCCCGGCAGTGCCGTCCGAGTTCTTGCGGGTCCAGCGGCGCAGGTAGAACCAGACATCCTCGTCGTTGTCCTGGTGCGTGACGACGCCCTCGATCTGCGCCAGCGGCACACGCGCGATGTCGTGCCGGGCCACCCTGCGCCCGCGTGGGGTCACGGTGTTCTTGGAGACGAGGACGAAGAAGTTCCCGTCCGTGGAGGTCGCCTTCTCCATCTCCTGCCACGCCTGGTCGGAGGCGAGCCACTTCTTGACGGTGGGCTGCTTGAGGAATGCGTCCTCGGCCTTGCCGAGCCGCTTGTTCGCGGTCGCGGCCTCGGAGAGCTTCTTGGACTTGGACTGCCCGCGCGACTCGTCCGGGCCGAACTCGACGCCGTTGCCCCAGATGTAGGCGGTGCGGACGGCGATGCCGCGCACGACGAGCGGGTTCAGGACCGCGAGGCCACGGCAGTTGCCAGAGGTGTCCTTGACCGTCTTGAGGCTGATCGAGTCGGAGTTGCCGACCTCGGAGGCCATCTTCTGCCAGCCCATGTCCTCCATGCGGAGGATCACGTCCGCGAGGGACTCCTGTAGCAGTTCGAGGTTGTTCTGGAGGATGGCGTTCTCCTCGCGCACCTCTTCTAGGGTGTCTGTCAAGGCTTTCCTCCTACAAGTCCTGTAAAGCTGTGTCAACTACTGTCAATTCTACAGGAATACAGGACATTGGCCTCAGTAAGGGGAGATCATCCTGTCCTCAGCCGCGAGGAACTCCTCCAGCCCGAGCTGGAACTCCTCGCCCAGCGGGATGGCGGAGAGCGGGTGCTCGGGGTCGATGGGCAGGTCCGCGCAGGCGTACATCGCGGCGTCCGCGAAGTCGGGGGACTTGACCCCGCGCTTCTTCATGTCGTCCTTGGACTCGATCTGGAGCGCGTTGTACGAGGCCCCGAACTTGTACTGGATGCCCTCAAGCTCCATCTTGAGGTCCTTGTCCGCGAAGTCGATGTCGATTCGGCCTCGGAGCATCTTCTCCCGCATGGTGTCGTACCACCACGCGCGGGCGTTGACCCACTTGTGCAGGTCCGGCGACTGCGCGTTGCCGATCATGCCGATGACCTTGTAGTCGGACTTGTACTTGGCCGAGAGCGCAGTCACCATGTCGTACACGCCAGCGCCGATGCCTACGCCGTCGATGCGGACCTCGGAGGCGTCCAGCTTGCAGGCAATCCCGTGGATGCGCTCTGCACTCTCTACGAGGTCCGCCTTGGCCCAGCGCTCCACGAACCGAAGCACACCAGCCTGGTAGGCGTATACCACCGTGTAGTCGTCGCCATAGCGCGCGATGTCCACCCCGAGGCGGGGGCGTGTCCCGTCCGGAATGCTGATTTCAGTCTCTATGCCCGCCGCGAGTGTCTGCTGCGTGAAGAGGGCAGCGGTAGAAGACTCGGAGAACTCCCCGAGCACCTTGGACTTGTACCGAGCCGAGTCCTCGCCCCATTTGAGCTTGGCGTTCTCGATCCACTGCTTGGAGACGAGGCCCCCTCGGAACTCCTCCGGGAAATCCTCACCCGTGATGTTGGGGGAGTCGAAAGAGGAAATCGTCATCTTGTACCACGTCGGGTCATCCGTGGACCAGATGCGCCCGAACGGGGTGTTGATGTCGTCTGGGTTGCCTACACAGAGCGCCATATCATGGCCACCCGTGGTGATTGCGTCCACAGCAGTGAAGATCGAGTCGGGCACACCGCACCCCTCGTCAATCAGGGCAAGGACACCCTTGTTGCGGTGCTCGCCTTGGAAGGCGTGTGGGTTGTTGTCAGAGGGCTTGCGTCCGTAGGCGCGCTTCGTGTCGTCGTCGCCCTTCCAGACATTCTCCAGCGTGATGCGGCCCAACAGGGGGTATCCGATGCCGTCTGCGGCTCGGTCCCTGACCCGGTTGTGATGCTTACGCACGTTCTCCCAGATCAGGTCAAGCTGCGGCTGGGTAGGTGCTGTGGTGACAGCAAGGGCCTCCACGTCCTGGTGGGTCTCCACGAACCACGCGAGGATGATGGACGAGACGAAGGTCTTTCCCACGCCGTGCCCGGACTTTACTGCCACGCGGCGGTGCTTGATGAGCGCTTCTGCAATGGCAACCTGCTTGTTCCACATCGGATAGCCGAGGCGCTCCCAAGCCCAGAGACGGATGTCCCGCTTGTACGCCTCATTCTTCTGCGCCTTCTCGATCTTGACTGACGCCAGCTTCAGCGCATCGAACACACTCACAGCTTGTGCCCCTCCCTGCGGGCACGGTTCTGGAGCGCGCGGGTGTGCCGGAGCTGGTCGTGCCATCGCGGGTCGTACCACGCAAATAGGTGGTACTCGCGGTCAAGGGATCGCCGGATGGCCTTACGGTAGGTGCGTCGTGTGAACCTCATAGCCCGTGCTTCTCCCGGAACAGTACGGTGCGGGCTGCTGCCTCGTCCTCGTACACGAGGTGCATGACCCGGAGCAGGTCCACGGCCACCGTGTAGAGGCTCTCGCCGGAGGCGAACAGGCGGGTGCGGATGGCCTCGAAGTCTGGCCCGTATGCCGGGTCGTCGCGGTCAGCGAAGAAGATGTCCAGCACGTCGCAGACGACGGGGGTGAACGGGTCGCTCATGGCTTCTCGAACTTCACTGTGACGAGCTGGCGCTCGGGAACTCCTCCACGTCCGAGCTTCTTGACCCGTGCCCCAGGCTTCGGCTCCTCGAAGACATACTCCTCGTAGCGCATCTCCAGATGCCCCACCTGGAAGATAGCGCCGACAGGCACGGCACTGGCACTCCGCCCGATGGCCTCGAACATCGCGTACAGGTCTTCAACTGGTCGGGTGACAGTGATCTCTTCCATCTACTGCTCCTGCTCGCTGGTGGGGGCCAGAAGCGCCTGCTGCGCGACGGGCATGATCTGGCTGTCGAACACGTCGCTGACCTCGGCCCGGATAGCCTTGATGGTCTTGTTGTTCTCGAAGGCGTTGTCCACGAGCACACGGAGGGAGTCGCGGAGGGTCTCGAAGGCCACGAGGATGACGCGGGACTGTATCTCGTTGATGCGGGCGAGGACCTCGACGGCCTCGGCCTTGCGCTCCTTGTTGAGCCCCTGGAGCTTCTCGATCTGCTCAAGGATGGCGAGCAGGGTCTTGAACTCCCCGAGGTCCCCGGCAGTCGCGGCCACGCCGGCGTTGAGGCGCTCCCATGCGGCCTTGAGCAGCTCTTCGAGGCGGAGTTCGTGCAGGACCAGCCACTCCTCGTGGCCCATGACCTGACGGTTCTCGACGTATGCCTTCCACGCGCGCACGACCTCAGCGGGTGAGGTCTCCTCGCGCTCGGCAATCTGCTCGAACGAGTAGCCCTTCACCCGCAGGTCTACGACCGTCTTGCTGAAGAGGTCGATTGTTCCGTGGTCAGTCACGGTGTCATTCTATCCTGTGTCACTGTTGACGCAACTTGTCACATCACAGGACAAGCGAAAGGCCCCGAGCGGGCTGCACTCGGGGCCTATGCCTGCGGGGATTCCCACCCCGCTCCCTACTGGGCTGGGTTGCTGCGCCTGACGCCTCCACCTGAAAGGAGTTGGTCCGTGGAAAAGGTCTCGGCCCGACAGCTAACAGTCAACCTCCCGCTCCCCACTCTGGACTCGAACCAGAAACCTACGAGTTAACAGCTCGTTGCTCTGCCATTGAGCTAGTGAGGATTGACGGGGCCGGAGCCCCTAGGCAGCGTCCTTGAGGAGAGCCTGTGCCTCGGAAGACTCCAGCCATGCCAGGTACACCTGCGCGGCCTCGTGGATTGCCTGATCTTCCTTGCCCATCTCTCCCCCTTGGTTGCTGTGCTGCAAGTCTGCCACAGGGCAAGGCACAGCACAAGTACCTGTTGACGCGGTTCGTAGAATCGGATCATGGGCAGAGCACTCGCATACATCCGTGTCTCGCAGGAGGGCGGTCGCGGGGACGACCTGATCTCCCCCCAGATCCAGCTCGATGCCATCGAGAGGCACTGCGAGCAGCACGGCCACACCATCATCGAGACGCTGGAGGACATCGACCTCTCCGGGCGGTTCTGGAAGCGGCGTCAAACCGAGCGGGCCATCCAGCGCATCGAGGCCGGCGAGGCGGACGTGCTCGTGGTCTGGAAGCAGTCGCGCGTCTCCCGCAACCGCGTGGACTGGAACATCGCCGTGGACCGCGTGGAGGCCGCTGGGGGCCGGATCGAGTCCGCCACCGAACCGCTCGACACCACCACCTCCTCGGGCCGCTTCGCCCGTGGCGTGCTCGCGGAGCTTGCCGCCTTCGAGTCCGAGCGCATCGGGGAGACGTGGAAGGAGACCCACCTCAACCGGGTCAAGCGCGGGCTGCCCCACGGCGGCGGGAAGCGGTTCGGCTACGACACGGCCAAGGGCGGCTACACCGTCAACCCCGAGGAGTCCGCTGTCCTCCGGCAGCTCTACCTCGACTACTGCGCCGGGAAGGGCTTCTCCGCCCTGGTGGACCTCTCCGGGGCACACGGGGGGCCGACCTCCGACGTGGGCCTGAAGCGGATGCTCGACCGAGGATTCGGGGCCGGTCTGCTGTGGGTGCGCGGGCAGCACGTCGCGGGCGCGCACGAGCCGGTCATCACCGCCGAGGAGTTCGAGCGCTACCAGATCGCCCGCGCGAAGCGCGCAGGCCGACCGCGCGCGGAGAGCAGCCCCTACCCCTTCTCCGGGCTGGTCGTGTGCTGGTGCGGGCGGAAGATGAACGGCAACGTCTACAAGGACAAGCGCGACGGCTCCTCCGGCTACCGCTACAACTGCACCGCCTACCGCTCCTCGAACGGGCACACCACCACAGTCTCCCAGCGCCTCGTGGACGCCGCCGTGGTCGAGTTCCTCTCCGGGGTGGCCGACCGGATCAACGCGGGCGAGCTGGAGGGCAGCCGCAGGCCCGCTCGGGTGGACGCCCGGCCCAAGATCGCTGCGGACCTCGCCAAGACCATCGTCCGCCTCGACGCGCTGACCGTGAAGTACCTCGACGGCGACGTGTCCAAGGACGTGTACGAGCGCCTGCGGGGGAGCCTGCTGGATGATCGCGCCTCGTACACGTCCCGGCTGGCCCAGCTCGACGCGCAGGAGCAGGCTGCCTCGGGCGGTGTCCAGCGGATGGTCCCCGACCTCCTGCGCCACTGGGACATCATGCCCGCCGTCCCCAAGCGGGCGGTCCTGGAGAAGCTCGTGGCCCGCATCGAGGTGCCCGCTGGCGGGACGCGCTGGGACCCGAAGAAGCTGGTGGTCGTGCCGATCTGGGATGACAAGGCATAGCGATACTCGCTGTTCATGGTGTACCGCTATGCATGGGGACTACAACTAATTCCCGCCTGAGCGCGAATTAGTTGTTTGACAGGAAGGTAGGAGCGTGCTAGGGCACGAAAAAGCCCCTCTCCGCTGGGGAGAGGGGCCTTTCCGATCAACAACCACTGCACTAGGGGGAGCAGGGCACTACGAACGCTACAGGGGCTCGGGCTCCGGCGCAAGCACATCTTCCGTGACCTCCACGGTGGTGCCGTAGTGCCGGGGGGTGTCGAGGCGGATGGTGGTGAGCATCGGGTGGGGCGTGCGGCGGGCTCCCAGCACGGTGGCTGTGTCGCCGGCCTCGGCCACGGTCGGGTACTGGAGGTCCTGGGGGAACCGGCGCTTCAGGACCACGCGCTCACCCTGCTTCCAGATGCAGTCCTCGGGCTCGTACACCTTCCTCATGGATCAATCATCCTCGTCGTACAGGAGCCAGACAAGGGTCCACCACGCCGCATACGGCAGGGCGAGGGCACCGATGGCGAGCAGGCCGAGGGCGATGAGCGTCCAGCGGACTGCTCGGCGGCTCATAGCTCCTCCTCGATAACGCCGCTCGCCCACCTGACCAGAGCGATGGCAGCGATGGCCCCGAGGAAGATGAAGCCGCCCCACCACGCCCGCATCAGGTAGCTGAAGAGCCAGAAGATGGCCCCGACCACGCCGAGGACGAACGCCAGCAGGATGCTGACCGCGATGACTTGACGGCGGCTCACTTCTGCCACCACTCACAGGACGAGTTGTGCCCGAGGATGCGGCAGACCACGCCATGCGCCCGCGACAGCAGCGAGGGGCTGCCCACTGGCTGCTCCTCCGCGAAGTACCGGCCGCGCCACTCGTTGTAGCAGGAGCGCTCGTCGTCGTGGCAGAAGTAGCGGGTCTCGCCGCGCCAACTGGCCGAGGCGTGCAGGCCGTCCGTACGTCCGCAT